ACGCGCGCAATGAGAAAACATATGCCCTTTCAGCCGACGCGGGCACAGGCACCAGGCACCTTTATTCCAATGGATTGACCAATCCAACCTATCACGCATTGGAAGCAATGGCCATTAACATCATTGAATCCGAGGAAACGGCGGATTTCGAAGATATTAACATCCCCCTTGAACAGGCATGAACAACGCAGAAATACAAATTCAATTCCCACAGCCCGGCGACTGGACAAAGCTCATTATGAGCGTAATCTACACGGACGCACTGGGCTTTACGCACCTTGACCAGTACAGTGAGACCACAGTTCCGGAGGAGCAGATACCCGCCCTCGCGGGGGCTATCGAGACCATTGCCGCTCTTGACGAACCGTGGCAAGCGTGCCAAGTGTGGGCGCGATTGGGAAAGGTTCTTTCCCCTTCCAGCCCGACGGACAAGGTTCCCGCAGTCCTTCTGACTGTCGAGGCTACCGGGGATTCCGGGGGTACAAAAATATTTACCCCTGACCAATATCCCCAGTTCGTACTCACCGATAGTGGTACACTATCCTTCTTTAACTTCTTCACAAAAGGATGATAATCATGAGCTTACTCGAACTTCTTGACTTACTTGGCTGGAAGCGCAAGTAGCACATCGCCCCGGAGGCTAACCCCCTCCGGGGATTTTTATTAAAATAATTTCTTGACAAATAATAAAATTATTATATGGTGGTGGCATGTCAACGACATCCAAACAGATAACGGAAATCTCTATCGATGAGGCTAATGGCTTGACACACGTTTGTATGGCAAACCCCCGCCCGAAGATAGTTAAAGCTAATACCACAGCCCCTACGAACATTCCTACCAAGAGCAAATTTTCTTCACGGGACGAATCTGTAGAATCGCAAGCAGTAGTTGAGAAGGTCTTTGACGAGGTATTCCCGGAAGAAGATGGACACCCTCAACTGTTCTGCCCCATTTGCGGAGGCCTGTTGCGGGAGGCACATCACGGCAACTATGAGTTCATTGAATGTACGAGTTGCTCCCTAGCCATTGATGGATATGTCAATGATGACCCGGAGACGGCTTATGAAGAAGCATGGAACAATGCTCGCCAGTTCCTTGAGGGGCTTCCTCCGGTACTGCGTCTTCAACCCGGTGCTGAAATCCAGTACTACGACGGCATGTTCCATAGGCACAAGGGAATTGTTGCGAGAAGAACCCGTGTCTCCATGCGCATTCTGTTGGAAGATGGGCGAAGCATTGAACCCGGCAGGATAGTTGAATGGCCGTGGGGAATGGAGCAAGCCGAGTAACCATGAAGGAGAACAATCATGAACGCATTGCATCTATCAACCACACAATACTTCGCGCTTGCGGGCCTTTTCGCGCTTGCGGGTGTAGCTCTCCGCGGCTTAGGAGGTACTGCCCTCACCAAGATGGCCAAGAGACTGAAAGCTCACTTGAAGCTCATTGGCATTGAGACCAATAGCTACCGGACGAGAGGAAGCGAGTATACCCTATATGAGCGCAAGGAAATGGAAGCAATGTATGACCGCATCTTTAATACTTCTGTCTTGTGGACTATCGCAGGAGTAGTTGGAACGATTGTAGCCATCATTGTGGAGTGCCTCTTCATTCTTCCTGCCCCCTTCTTGCTCGTTCTCTCAATCATCACTGCGTGGCTTGCCGAAGGATTCTTCCTTATCGTGCTCGCTAACTATGTAACTGCGGGAATCTACATGTGGATGACCCGCTATCGACTTTACCGCGAATACCCAAACATCAAATTCTAACCATGAAGAACAAAGTAAAACTCGGAATGATTGTCCGCGTCGACGGCGGCCCTTGCGGTCGCGTCGTGGAAATCGACAACGAACGTTCTTCCTACCCGTACAAGGTACGCTATTCGGGAGGATTAGCGGAGTGGGCCTCTGCTAACCAAATGGAAGAAATTCTAGATGCGCCAGAAGAATCTGTCCGCGCTGGTTGCACTAACGCCGCCAAACCCCGGCGACCGTTCAAGAGAGGGGATAGGGTACAATACGTTCCTCGCGGCTGGGTAAGCTACGATGAAGAGCCTACGCCCTATCAGGAGTACGCGGTTTACGATGATGAAGACAGCGACGGCTGGGTAGCTATCGATGGAGTGACCACTAACTACTTCAACACCGTTATGTTCTTTGACCTTAAACTAATTGACTGACCATGACCATATTTGTTGGTATTACTGACATCCTCGCATGGGGTGCTATTGCTCTGTGCGCACTCACCCTATTCACCCTGTGGGTTATCGAAACCATTAAGAAATACATCAAAAGAAAATGAACGACGAACCAAATTGTTGGACCTGCGCATACAGTAACCTCCCCGACACCGAGGAACCCTGCGCCAGTTGTGACATGTACTTTAGCCACTTTGAATCCACGGAAGCGACGGAATCCACGGCAAGCGAGGATGCACGGAGGTGCTCCCTCTGCAAATTCCGTGATGTCCTGATAGTGCAATCCCCCTGCCAGAAGTGTGCTCTCACTCCCGGACTTCCCTGCTACACCTTCGATACCAACAAGTTGGTAGAGGTGGAGATGATGAAGTGGGAAGAAGCAAAGCAGAAGGAAGCCAAGATGGCTGGTCCTACCTGTCTGACATGTAAACATAAGGGGGTATCTATCCAAGAGGAACCCTGCATCTCCTGCAACGGCTATCAGAATTATACCCCAGATGAATCTGCGCCATGTGCCGAAGGTACGGACGAGAACGATGATGTCATCGAACCGTGCAATACTTGCACTCACCGGGATAACTTCCGTTGCAATCCTCCATGCTCTCATTGCCGACAGGAGCGGGGAATTGAGTACCCGGAATATGAAGAAGCGGAAGAGGATGAAGAGGATGTCCCCTCCCCCTGCTCCACATGCAAGTATGGGGACTTGCCCGGAACCACGGAACCCTGTGCTTCCTGTTTCGACGAGGGGCTGGACCATCCCCTGAACTACGAGGAAGCCACGGAATCCGGGGGACCCGTGGGTTCCACGGATTCCGGGGTCACAGAAATTGTGCCGAAGCATATTGTTGATATGTTTGTCGAAAGAGTGGGGCAAGAGGTGCGACGGTATTTTGAAGCCTGTGACGCCCGTCCACGTCCTTGCCCCCACTGCGGAGAAATCCCGGAGGTCGTGGGGGAAACCATCTATCCCGGAGAGGAACATTGCTATGTCGTCTGCAACGGGGCCAAGCTTCTTCCTCATAGCATTTCCATTCATGGCCGCACTCGCGAAGAAGCGGTAGCCCGCTGGAATAGCTTCGTATTAACTATGAAGTCCCAAGAAAAATGAACGCTCACTGGATAACCATTAGCGGGGGAGGATTCGTCCTCCCCATTAACTCCATACTAATCGCGGAGGGAGACCTCGCCGCATAACATTTCATCTCATGAACCTACCATACATTGGACAAATGAAAGGGCTTCGCCAATTTCTTATTGAAGAGCACATTCTCTCCCCTATCGAAGTTGGTCTAGCCTCCGACGAAGACCTCATTGACACAGTCCTCAAAAAAGGATTCTTCTTCGCCATACCCTACAACGGTGGCTATACGACCGGAGACGAGATTCTTCTAATCCCTAACGACGTATTGAGCCGTACAGCCAAATTCTTTCGCTAAACGTATGTACACATTAATTGGATTTCTTCTCGGTATTCTCTTCTACTACATCATCGAGAACAATAACGACAACGCCTTTACCCCTGCATGAAGAAGAACAGTAGAGGACTAATCGTCCATCCCGGATTGAAACACCCACGGAGGCCACGGCATAGTACTCTCCCGGTAAAGAATATACCGAAGGGCTACATTGCCACCAGGGAGATTGCCGATAAAATCGGGAGAAGCTCCGTGTGGGTAATTCACGCCCTGAACCGATTGAAGGTCAAACACGTTCGTTGTGGGCATACCATGTACTGGGAAGGGGAAGGAGCCGAGGAATATATCAGCGCACAAGTGCGGGGATTATATGACAGTATCCCGGAAGGGTACGTTGATGTAGCTACCGCATTGGAATCTACGGGCTTGAAGTCTCCGGCGTATCTGACCACCCTATTCAAGCGGGGCAAAGTTCAACGTGTACGGTATCGTGACGACAGCGACCCTCGCGGTCGTAGGACACGATTCGCGTACAATCTGGTTGACTTGTTGTCCCATTTAGGTTTAGATAGCTCTGACGTATGAGAACGACCTACTCCACAACCAGAACCGTACAGAAGGGCCAGAGCAATCAGCGAGCCTTGCTCGGCCTCCTTCTGAATATTGACCTTCTTGACCCTTCGCTCCCTCTCGACTATGTTCGTGTTCTTCTGTACATGCACGCCAATGGCTTCGAGCAGAAACATGAGAATCCGACAATTAGCAGGGATACTCGCATTCCCATATCTTCTCTTTACTCTATCCTGCGCAAGCTGGAAGAAAAGGGGTATCTTGAATACGAGGGAGTGAGGGGGTCGAGGAGGCAGACTAAAAGTAAACTAACTCCGAAAGGTATCACTTTCTGTCGTGACATCTTCCGGCCACAAACAATCTAATCAACGACATGGAAAAAAATAATCTCGATGAACAAGAAGAAGTCGCGGCCAAGCTCTATAGCATGGCTGAACTTCCCACCCCGTGGGACCAGCTCACGTCAGTTAAGAAGATGCCCTTCATGCTTATGGCGGGCAAACTAATCAAGGGAGAGGCTGACATCTTCGCCCAGCTGACCGCGAAGTACTGCGTCCAGCTTGGTGTACCCGGCAAGTACAAGACCATCATCTCCGGGATAATTAGCGCGGCACTTGGAGCTTTAGCCATGTTTGGAGCGTTGGGGCAGAGTAGTTGCACCTATGCGGATGTGAGTAAGGACCGCGCAGTTATCTGCAATGGAGAATCCTGTGTAATCGTTAGCCCCGGAAGGTTGACCTTTACGCAGGAACAGCCCAAGACGGATGCAGGTCCGGTGGTAATTCCCTCCAAAGAATACTGCAAATAATATGGCAGAAGAGTATCAAGAGATTCCACAAGCTCCTGACCTCTTTAATCATCCCGTACCCTCGGTTCCCGTGGGTACGGAGATGTTTAATGAGGCCCCGCCGTTTGATTCAATGCCGGACCCGATTGCCCCAGTATACGGTGAGAGCGACATAGGAGTGTTCCATACCCCGGTATATAATGATGACCCCCTCATGCGCAACCGGGAAGAGAGCATGTTCGCCATTGTGTATGACCCAGAGGATTCCGGGCCTAACGCAAAGGTCATGTACACCTGCGGTGTTGTCATTGATGATAATGAGGTGCATGAAATTGGTGGTGCGCCGGGGACGTTGAAGGCAGTGGATAGTAAAGAGAAGGCCCCATTAGATGATGGCATCATCTGGTATGTCAATGTTAAATCCGACCGCAAGTCCTCCACCGTGTCTAGTAAGAAAGACACCAGCGCGGACTTCTCCGTCCCCATTGCGAGGACGAGCAAGGGCAGGAACGGATATATCCAGCAACTTCACCGTGGTGCTATCTTCATTGGAGGTGGCGGTGGTGGCGGCAAGTTCCCATACAAGGTCACGACGACTAAGGAGCAGGGCGCAAACAAGAACTGGCATACCTACGCAGTTATCGAGCCGGGGGGTTTCCGTGATACCAAACGGAAGAAGGTGGAGATTGACGGGTTCAAGGACGGCGCGGCTAAGAAGGAAATCGTAACCGACGGTGAACTTCCCGTACTCCTTGAATGGGAATACACTTGGCCCGCCAATACCGTGACGAACGCCAAGCTGGTTGTTGATGATAAGCCGTGGGATGGTAAGGAGGTAATCACTCCGATTGAGAGTGCCGAGGGAACGGGTAAGAGCAAATGCGCGATTGCCATCCTGACGGTAACGCGAAACCCGCAGGACAATAGTCTTGACGCAACCGTGAAATCCCAGCTGGTCAATACTGGACTGGCCGCCGTCTGGTATAGTGGCTACGTGGACGGAGTAAGCGGACGTGTTGGGCAATATGCAGAAGTAAGTACCGTAGCACCATGAAGTCTCACCTCTTACTCCCCACGAACTCGTCGAAGGATATTTCGGTTTTAATGAGGAAGAATAATCCTGACTACACTGAACAATATAAAAGTAGTTTGTGGTATGGAACCCAAGGACCCACGGTTTCCGGGCTTCCTGTACCTCTAGGTCGAGCCGTAGCTATTTCACCAAACGCAACGCATAAACCGGGGATTAAGTGCAAGAACCTTGTGGACGCGTGGAAAGTCTTCAACACATTGAAAGGATTTAATTCCATCGCGCTTCCGGCGAAGTTGCCTAGTCAGGACGGCATTCCCGGAGGCGTCGATGCTCGTACTCAATATCGAGTATACGAGCCAGCACTTTGGTTCGCATGGCAGGGAGTGCCGGAAGGAACTGAAATTACTCCACATGAAGTCACGCTGGATGAAGCCCGTGACTGGCCCTACTATGACGACGGCTGGCTATACCAAAACAGTATATATGGACCACATTATGGAAGCGGATTTATGGATAATATGTGGTATATTGAATCAGAAAGTGGAGCAGTTTATCTGGATGTAAGTATCAACTTAAGCTTCAAGTATGAGAGAAAAACATCCTCTGGTGTATGGCAGACCTTTTCGATACTTGCCTATGTAGGCTACCCCATTAAATATTGGGCGAATGGGAATAAGGCTTTCATGCGAACAGTCACATGGAACACCACGATAGGTGGAGTAGAAGTTGACTGCCTTGGAAGTTATTACTGTTGGACCCCCTACGTTGCCGCTCCCGAAATCTCCCAAATGAATAAATGGTTTAAGGGATTACAGTTCACGACACTTTGATGTAGCAGTACGACTGGCTTATCGATTTCGTACATCGAAATGTCAGGACGTTAAACTCCCACGGAACCCACGGAACCCACGGCCAAATGGTCACAATGGGTTCCGTGGGTTCTCCGTTGTGTCATACCCACTAGCGTGTGCGGTTGTGTCATACCAATTAAAAATTTCTTGACTAGAATCTTCTCCTGTGTATGATGGCGGGCATGGACAACGACATCCATTACATCATTAGCGCGTATAACCCCTCCCTTCATTGGCCGGAGAGGGAATCAAACCTAATCCATTACACGGTCAATTATCTTAAATCCCTGCACATCCCCGGCGAGCGCATTACTGTCATGTCCGAGGACCTTGGCGTTCTTTCATGGGCCAAAGCGGAGGGGCTGAACGTTGCCCGCGTCCCTGATGCACCCGATGAAGCCATCCTCTCCATCGCCGCAGAGCATGCGGGAATGGACATCATGGTGCTCGATACTCAATGCCCGGTGCGCGAAGCGGACCTTCTCGACGTTATGGCTAGCCAGATAGCTACCGAGAAGGATGTCATCTTCATCTCCGCATACATGGGAATGAAGCGGGCGGCCATCGAAGACTTCCCTGCATGGACCAGTATAGTTGACGGTAGTGTGTGGGGGTTCCGGCACGATAGCGACCTGAAAGCCATTAAGAAAATGAGAAGTATCTATTATGTCTATCATGACGCGTTCGCCGGACACTTCGGAGTGAGCCTCGACTACCAATACGACAAGGAGGTTCTCGACATCGCCGTGAAACGTGGCTGGGAAAAGAGCGCAAGCACCGCTCCATGCTCTGCGGATTATCCGCGCCGCGTGCAGATTATGGTTGACAAACCCAAACAGAATATCTAATCTTCATTCACATCATGAACACGAACCAATTATATTTTGACGGAAGCCTCGGACAGTTTATTCGCAAGGCGAACTACGAACAGGTAAGCGTAAATCCCACGTTGGAAGTTCAGCATGGAATGTCCTCTCTCATCCTCCCTCTCGGTGCAGGATTTAAGGGAGACCTCCGGTTTAATTTCTCCCATGCCTCTGCTCTTCTTGTCAACGTCTCCCCGTCAAGCCCCTTTGCATGGAAGATTCAGTTAGCCCCGCTCAACGCCGGAGCCTTGCCTGTATGGAAGACAGTCGCGTCTGGCATGACGTCCTCGGTGAAACCCGGAGGCACTACTGACACCATTATCCTTCCGACCGATATATTTGAATTAGACCCTGCCGAATATCCTGTCGGGACCTACTGGATGACTGTTGAGTTCTCCAATACGGTTGACTGGTCCCGCACCTTCCCCTTCACTCTTCAAATCATCTAACCATGCAACTTGATTTATCCCACATCCTGCAACTCTACCCCGTATTGAAGGTCCTTCATTACCAGACAAGTAGTGGATTCCATCATGAACGATACGATGATGCGGTAGAAGAATTGGGCGGCATTGCCGACAGTTTCATTGAAACCTATCTCGGACTACATGGCCGCGACTGGATGGTAAAGCCCATGTTGGTGCGTCCCGTGTTGCCTGATACTTCTACTAATTGCATTCTCCTGTACAGAAATGTCATCCTACATGACATCGTTCCCTACCTCTACACCATTGCCGGGAATGAACCCGCGCTAAGGAAACTGGCAGAGGACTTCGAGCAGAGTGCTCAAAAGATTTACGGACTACTGAACAATTACGTCTAATAGAACCCATGCCTACAACAACTCGCGTCCGAGAATTTTTCCTTTGCTCCGACGGCCCGGAGAGCAACCCCGAAGTAATAGCCACGGTACTTCCACGGCTTGACGGGGTTTGCTCCCGCGCCCGGTCCTTGACATGGGGCGTTATTGCCTATTCCCTCTCTCACTTCAACCTGCCCTTCGGGGTTGCCTTGGAGAACATGAGGAACGGTTATTGTGCCCGCGTCGTAGGAACGCCCACTGGGGAGGAAACCGAGGATGGGGATGAAGCCGCCGACGTTACCCCTTGGTTCATTCTGCAATCCTTTAAGACGGAAACCAACGAATGGGACTACCGTTTCATGGCGTTGGAACCAATAGAGGCAGGAGCCGCCATTGATATGAAGAGGGATTATCTCCTTCCAGATGGATGGTATAAAGTCGGAGAAGAGGTAACTTTTCGCAACGATTTCATCGCCTCCTTCTGTTGGGAGATTGCCATTCCCGGCGACCCCTCAAAAATCGAAACCGCAAACGTATAGACCAATGAAGAAGACCAACGATATTAGTATTGTAGATAATAAGAGAGTAGGAATCCTCAAGGTGAAATATGATGGAGATACCTTTGCCATCTTTAACTATTGTCGGGAGGGAGACGAGGAGGAACAGTGTTATCCCACGCGCGAAAGGGCTATAGAAATGGCGAAGATGGTTGCTCGCCATCTCATCCACACAAATCCCGTTATGACAGAAAGGGGCATTGACCTTTACCCGACAGACTGTACAATCCAAGACGAATAAATCATGAACGACAAAGTAGCTATTTTAGAAGACAAAGGATTTGGATTCTTCCGAGTAACTCACTGTGGAAGTGTCATTGCAGATTTTCTTTACTGCACTGGCTCTGGTGAACAAGGATATATGACGCGAGACGCGGCAAAGAAACTGGCAACGAAGATTGCCCGCTACATCGTTAGCAGAGGGACAGTTTGTACCATCGAGGGAGTAGCACTTAATCAAATCTATTTCAACACCGATGACTGACACTCTAAATATTACCACCATAGATGACCCCGATATCGGATTTTTCTGGGTCCTGCTTGAAAACTGTTGCGTTGCCACCTTTTACTATTGCGCGAAAGATGATAGTGGCTTCTTCACCAAGAAGCAAGCTAAGAAACTGGCCGACAAGCTCTCCCGCAAAATTAAGAAGAGCATGATTATCGAAACCGAAAAGGGAATCAAATTGGAAAGGAACAACATCAATGAATAACGATTCAGATACCCGTGTTTATGACCTCCCTAATAGCGGAATGTTCCGCGTCAAGCACCAAGGAAGTTGCGTCGCCATTTTCAACTATTGCATGGCAGATGAAAGTGGCTTCTTCACCAAGAAGCAAGCTAAGAAACTAGCCATCAAGCTCGCCCGCAAAATTGAAAAGAGCGCGGTCATAGAAACAAAGATGGGAATCAAACTTAAAAGAAACGGGACCGATGACTGACACTCTAAACATTACCACCGTAGATGACCCCGTTGCCGGATTTTTCCGGGTCATGCTTGAAGACTGTTGCGTTGCCGCCTTTTACTATTGCACGGAAGGCGAGGAAGGACATTTCACCAAGAAGCAAGCCAAGAAGCTGACCGAGAAGCTAGTCCGCAAAATGGAAAATAGTACGATTATCGAAACCGAAAAAGGATTCAAACTTAAAAGGAACAACAATGACCAACGATAAATATCTACTGGAAACCTTCTTAATGGAATACCCGCGAGCAGGAATCATTGCGGTGATTCATCGAAACTACCGTATTGCCATGTTCCCCTATCACAGGAATGAGGATGAGAAGGGACTTCCGACAAGAGACTTCGCCCTCGAAATGGCAATCGAACTTCGTGACAAGATTAAGAAATGCACGACGGAAGAATCCGACACGGGGATTACCTTCATCGAAAAGGAACAACCAATCTTCAATGACTAACAAACGCAAATTCAAAAAGGGAGACCTTGTTCGGTTCATCAACACAGGAAGGCATCCGGAAATACGTGAGAGCTTAGCAGAGGGTTCCTTAGTGTATGTTCAAGGGGAGGAAGACAGAGACCTCCGTATCCTTATCAAGACCAAGGACAACGAATGGAAGCGGTTCCCCTTCTACGAGTTTGAACTCGTAGAGGAAACCAAGCATGAAGTCTTCGTCCGATACACACGGGACGAGGCTATCATCCTCTTCAACTATCAGCCCGTTCTCCGCATACCTACCAAGTACCGGCTGGGCGACCAAGAGGTCGATATGTGTTGTGAGGTAGAAGACTGGGCTAATCAAATCGTTGAGGACCTTAACGAGCATGTCATGTTACCGGATATAAACAAAACCAAAAACGAAAATGAAAGTGGAATTGCAGAAGTATAAGGCCCGATTTAAGTGTGGGGATATCGTTCGCAGAATAGATACGGGTCGATGCGGAACCTGCGGGGACAGCATTCCGACAAATTCTATCCTTCGGGTAGTATCCGATGAGGATGTTGCTGGTGTCGTTCGTGTCCATTACCCTCAAGCGGATAGTGAAGACGAAGAGATACAGGAGGTCATGTGGTATGAAATCAACCTCATACCCACGGAAGCCAAGGTAGAAGAAGTATGCTCGAATATAGTTCGGGTTAAGTTGGACAACTTTGTTGTCGCAAGCATTACCCACGAAATCCCCACCCCGTTGGGCACTCTTCATTTCAAGCAATGGGGCGAAGAGATAGCCCGGTCGATGGCTAACATCATTAACCTTCAAATCTCATTGGGGAAGCTAACCCCAGATGGAATCAAAGTAGAAAGAAACAATGACAAGCAAAGACAAGATTAAGGAAATACAGAAGTGGGCGGGAACTACGCCCGACGGTATCCTTGGTGATAAGACCATTGATGCTATATGGAAGAAGATACAACCGGAACCCACGGTTTCCGTGGGGCCTATGGACGTCCCGGAATCCGTGGAATCCGTGGGTTCCGCGGCATACGTGTCCCCGGCCGAGCTTATCCGCAAGGACATGGCTAAGAAGATTCTCAACATGGAGGATTACAAGATTACAGGTCCCGATTCTCTGCGCGTTACTCGCTTGCCCTCTGGTGACGGCGGCGGCAAGTGGGAGATTGCCGGTATCTGTGATGGGATTGAACCCAAGGAATTCAATCTAATCAAATCCATGTTGGACCGGGGAGACAGGGATGCGGCATGGGATGAATGCCTCCGCTACGTCCTCGCCAATACAGAGCCACTGGTTGACAAGGGAGTTGCAGGAAGCTACCCCATTGAATTCATGCTCCGTGACATGACCTTCAACATGGGCGTGGCGGGAACGACTAAGGTCGTCCAGCGCATGCTCGACATTGGTATTGATGGTAAGTGGGGGAAAAATACTCAAGCCAAATGGACAGACGCCATTCAATCATGGGATGAAAAGGAAGTTCTCGATTCGCTGGACCGTGCTTGTCGTGCCCGCTACTGTTCCATTGTAAGGGCCAATCCAGTGAAGGCGAAGTTTCTCTCCGGCTGGTCCAACCGATGCAATGCACGGCTTGCCTACGCTCTTACTCTGTTGTCAAGGAAATAAGAGGGGAATTTTCTTGACCCGTTAAACCCCAAATGATAACATGGCGGCAAGGTAATTCCTTGCCGCCATGTTTAGATTTATCGCACTGCTAAACACCATTGACGGCAACGTGTGGACTTTGCTTCTCACTCGTATCGTCGATGAAATGTCTCCCGCATATCTCGTATTTGTGGGAGTTATTTACGTGGCAGTAAAGCTGGCGTATAAGTACATCTCAAAAAAGATAGAGTTTAGTCTTGACAAGGAGAAGTCATTTCTCATACTATTGCAAGAGGCTCTAAGAGTTATATCCGAGTTGGATGATTCTCTAGACCAACTACATGGAAAAATAGACAATCTACGAAGCGACCATGAAGAGATAATCGACCGCGCCTTCTGCGCTATCTCGCAACAAGATACACACCCCTCCGACAGAAATGAAACTATTCAATCTGTTCCGAAAAAGCCACGAGCAGGAACAACTCGAAAACGAGTTGACCCAGAATCTTAATCAATTACAGGAAAGCATCCGTGCGTGTACTGAAAAACTCCGCTCAAGGAATCGGTTCTATGCCTCCCTTCCTATTGGTCGCGAGGGTGAGCTGAAACTGCCCAGAAACCAATGGGCCTATTTTTTACGAGGGAAAGTAGGAATTCGTTATGACGGAGAAACCCTTACCTCTTCGGTTACACAGGTTAAAACTCGTGAAGAAGTTCAACTGCCAAGAATTATTGACGCGGAGAGAAGCCATAAATTACTTGTCATACGAGGATATGTTATTGACAGGAGAACGAACCGCACCTATTATCGGGGCGAGACAGTAAGTTTTCAGCGGGGAGAACCAATGCAATTAACGTTGAACGGGCATATTAGCATGATGTGGACACCCCCGCTTCCCGGTGCAGTTATGCCGTTCTATCAAACCAATATACATGGCTCTAATTCCTAACACTCCGGCCTCCAACCCACAGCCTCCGACGATACCCATTGGAACCACGGATTCCTCGTGGCGCAATGGGTTCAATCCTGACAGGCCAATGGGTGAGCCGATAATTAACTTTCCCACTCCTGTGGTAAAGAACGTGATGTTCTTCGTTGAGAGGATTGCCAAGAATCCCAGCGAGATTACCGTGGAGTTGGGAACGCCGTTCGTACCCACCGCAGGTACGACCTTCCTCCCGTTCATGCGGGATGCAGTTCTCGTGCATGTCGAACCCGTCAATGATGCGGCGAGACAGCATGTTTATCGTTTCTACTACATGGTCCCGCCGGAACAGCAGTTCCGATATAACATTCAGGACATGAAGAAAATCCGTGACGGCTATACCTTAAAGGACACTGCCGCTACGGGTAAGTTCATGGGGCCGGATGCAGACACGGAAGAGTTGAAGGACTTCTACGAGATTACACGGGAATGGGTGGAACCCACGGATTCCGCGTATGCCCCGCTCCCCCTTGGCTCGTTTGACCCCAGCAACGAAAAGCTTGACCCTGACTTCTATGACCAGCATTTCTACACGGCATACGATGCCCAGCTGGTATATGAAGAAGTAGCCCAGTTCGAAGAGGAACACCTGCGCAAATATTTCCGAAAGGTCATCCGTGTGTATAAAACCTTGCCCGGCCCAGTGGTTAAAGAGTTCGTCCCTTATAACATTTGGCAGAAGGGAGATACGGTGTGGGATGAAGGCGGTCCGGGAACGTCCCTGCCCGAATCTGAATGGGTAGCACAGACTGCAATTAAGTTATCGAGAGAGGTCTGGGCCGCGCCGCTTTGGCCCATCGATGGTGGAGGGAAGGAACCGGGTCAGGCCCGCATTCCTCACATGCCCACACTTGAACTGGACAATAAACCCGTTAGTGCTGGCTGGGACAAGGGCAGTTATCCGAGTACGCAGATGTACACCCTTGTATCTATGTACAAACGGAACAGTAACATTGCGGAGAAAGAGGAACAGAACAGCCTCTCCGGTAATTGTTGTAACCCCGATTCCCGTTTTGTCCGGTGCATCAATACGACAGTGACGACTAGCCAGTCCGTCGACTGGACAGCAAACGGCGATGTCCCTGCGATTGACCCTCCTGACCCCAGCGAGAACTGTAGCCAATGGCGTGTAGATTCCTCTGTGGTAGTACGTGAAGGATATAGCCACAAGGAAACGCGAAAGAGTTGCACCACCTACGACCAGATTGATGAATTCTGGGAATCCTCGTTTGATAGGATAACCAATCAGGTCTATCCCGTACTGCGGAAGATTGTACATAATCCGAGCACTGACTTCGATACCGATTGGCAGAAGGAAGGATTCACCAAATACACGGACGCAGTTGGCAATGCCTACTATGGCCGGAAGCTGGAAACCCCGGAAACCGAGGTAGCCATTACCATCCCCGACACCCCGTGGACCAGAATCGGATATAACTTATCTGACTTTACTGCGGTTGAGGCTTCAACCCCGGCCACTGGTATGCTCCAAAACATGTCCCTTATCAATGGATGGAATGACCCCAATTACCCCCAGTTCGCGAATACTTTCGCATTACTCGGCTCATTTAATATGGACCACCAAGGAGTTGACCGAGGCACGAACGTGGGCATCCAGTTTAAGGGTAACCTCTGGTGGAACATATATATTCGGAACAATTATCCTAGTGTTCAGTCCCCCGGTACGATGGAAGCAATGTATTATTACAACGCCCTCAACCCAGACGGACCGTGGATGACACTGAACGGAATGTACAAGATTTACATGGAGGCAATTATCCGGGATACCCTCTATGCGGAGACCGTAATGAGTTCCTCTCCGTGGACATTCCCGCTGGGTGTCTTGGATACTGCGGCCATTTACAAGCGAGACGATGGATATAACCCAGAGATGAGATTCACCAGAGGTGCACTGCCCAAAGGTATTGGCACGGTATATCTTGACGTAGAGAATGGCCAACTGAACATGACCGTACATGTCACTAACACCAATGGCGACTTCATCAATGGAGTTATCCCCATCTTCCTCAACGGGACAAAGGTCTTTGATATTAACGTAGTCACGACTAGCAATGTAGGACTGCCTAACGAGCCGCCGCCTGCGGTCAATACGTCTTATGGCGAGAAGACTAAATACCGTGTCGGGGACTATATCCTTAACGCGGAGGTTGTCGAAAAGATTACCCTGACCTACGACGGGGCGAAGTATCCTTACTTCCAGTTCAGAATCACCGTATGCACTCTCCGAAACAATACCTTCAAGGTCGCGACAGGTGATAAGCTTCAACGCGTCGTCCTGCGCCAATGGGTGAACCCCTGTTACGCCGTAGATAGTTACATGCAGATTCCGGGAATCGGGTACTACAAAAAATATACCACGACGATGAACTACAGTTTCCCTGCCGTGTTCGGTTCGGTTAATTGGATTCCGTGGGATACGAGGCCCGACCTCTCCGGCAGACAGGAAGGCAAGTACTTCCCACAGATCAAGATGATGCGGGACAGTTACTCTGGCCCCTGCACCGCCGTGGTAGAGGAAGCCTTCTCCCCCGATGGTACATGGCCTAAAGGCTGGGGCCTTGGAACGTCGGTACAGTTCACGACGAACAGCGGGTATTTCTCTTCACCGCTTTGCGATTACCGTCTGCCCGCATGCCTACACGGCCCGCTGACTATCTCCGTAACCGTTGGCAGTCAGGACGCCAAGTGGCTTCCCGGCGGGTTTAATATGAACTTTCCGGGGACTACCCACACCGATTGGGAACCCGTGACCTCCTATTATGCATCCCCGTGGAACGGCGGCATGATGTGCAAGAAAGTAACCATTTATCCACCCAGTTAAGCTTATGGCATTTATTACTAAATCCTATTTGACCTATCGCAATGTTTGTGACGAGCTTTGCATGCTTATCACAAACCAGCCGCCATCCAAGTCCAATGTTGACTTCCGTCGTATATTGAAGGAAGCGCAGAACCTCCTGCTGAACGAGGCCACGGTATCCCCGGATTCCGTGGAAACCTTGGACTTTGAAGGAATCCCTCGCGGGGGTTCTATCTCCCTGCCCGAAGAATATGATAGTATTGTCGAGGCATGGTCGCCCAGCGGCAAGAAATACCACATCATTGACCGGGCCATGTTCGAAAGCAACACTTGGTTCCGTTCCGAATATCCGAAGCACGATAGCGGCTATCATGCTATCATGCTGGACATGGGGCTGAACGAGCAGAACCTCCGCACCTATTCCATCCTGTCTGGCAGTAGCGGCATCAACGACAACCCCGCGAGCAACGTCATGACGGTTTCGGCACGGTGCGCATTGCGCGGCCTATCCCTTAACATTTATGATGACGCGGCATGGGAGGACAAGGAGGTTCGTATCTACCCCGGATGTCTTCCCGCATTGAAGGCGATGATGCTGGCCGTGGTCTATAACGAGCAGGGCAATACCCAAATGGGGACAGACAGCTACGGCCTTGCCGTCAAATACCTGAATGACCACCTGCGCAAATATCGTCAGGGCACGTATCAGGCTCCGAACATTATTCAGAATGGCGGCATCATGCAGTGCCCCGGACTTAACCTCATGTAATCATGGCTACCAAACGTACAGACATATCGAGCGAGACGAGCGCGAGCGGGGGTATCCCCGCCGCCAAGTCCATTAAGCAGAAGACGATGGACGAGGTGCTTCCGAAGACGAACCCCGACATCCCCCTTCGTCCAATGAATAACAACGACCCGAACAAACCTGTCGACGCGAAGGAGATGAACACCATCGCCGCGGCCAACAGCAACCACGGCATCAAGAATCCCCCGGCATCCGCGGCACCCGCGGCGGCCCAGTCTCCTAGTCCCTATGGGCGGGAGATTACTGAACCAGCAGTGCCGGGAGCGGTCGACCCCAACAGCGCGGCCTACGCCGCCCAGCAACGGGCGACCTACGCCGCCCAGCAACGGGCGACCTATGCGGCGGGCATGCAACAAGCCGCGGCGGGGAAACTCTCTGCGGAGGACAGGCTCATGCTTCGTGGCGTGGACCAGAACATAAGCCGCGGGCAGATGCCTGTCATATCTCCGTCTATGCCGACGCAAGCGACGGCTACACCCCGGCAAGCGACGGCTTCCGCTCCAACCGGTCCCGACACCTCCACGGCTGGGTTCTATGCACATGCGGAGAAGATGCTTGGCCCGGAGAAGTACAAGGTATTTATGTCCATGTCGGAAGCGCAGAGGAACGCGATATATAGCAAGTTTGTAGAGAGCCAGACCAAGAATGCGTCCGCCGCGGGAGCCGCCACCACCACACCGGCGGCGAGAACCACGGCCGCCCCCTCCGGCTCTAGGTTCCCCGCCTCTGCTCTCCCCTCTGGCAATGCTCCCGTACCCACGAGCGTCCCGACGACTGCGGGTACTGGAACTGCCGAGAATATGCTACGAACCTTGAGGGATGATACGGCTAGCCCCGAAGCAAGAGCACAGGCGCAAACATACCTCCGCGTCCGAACCATGTATGCCCAGCCGGAAAAGTATGGCAAGGAGATTAAGACCCTCGAAAAATTGGAACGCGCCAAAATAAAGGAACTTAGCAACATGTTCAGGAATAGATTGAATATCCGGGACCCCCGCTTCGCCCGCCAGTACGCCCAGTATCAGGCCCTGCGGAAGAAAGACCCGCAAACGAGGCTCGCCCTCTACACTGAACTGATGAAGGGACCGGAGTTCACTCACTTGGACTTCCGAAAATAAATTGGGACCTATATCCTTAACTTCGGTATGACAAGAAACAAAGAAACTTCTCTTGACAGGCGATAAAATTCTGATAAGATAACTTCATCCAAATAATGTTCCAGTCCCGTAAAGTAAGATTAAAACCGAATAAAGCGCAAGCCGAGTTCTTTCGTCAGAACTTTGGCGCGGCTCGGTTTATCTACAACTGGGGACTGGAACAACTCAATAAGTATTGGGAAGAGAATAAAGATAAGGAAAAGAAGGACAGGGGAAAGCGGCCGACAGCCTTTGACCTGAATAAGAAGCTAATCCATTTGAAGAACACGGATGAGAAATATGTGTGGCTAAGTACTGTAGATTCTCAACTCTTCAAATACGTATTTGCAAACCTCGACGATGCTTTCAAGAAATTCTTTACCGGACAAGCAAAGTATCCGAAGTTCAAAAAGCAAGAGAGATAGTAGGCAATCATATTCTACTAAGAATGGCAAAGTACCTCGGCTCAAAGACAGTAACCACATTCTGCTTCCAAAGATAGGCTCTGTTAAATTCTACAACAGGAACTACCTGCCGGAGGTGGAGTATAAACGCGCAACGATTAGCACAGACGGAGACTATATCTACTGTTCTGTCCTCTTTGATGCTTCTCCAAAAGAGTTACCTGCTCCTATTCATGAATCCGTAGGTATTGACCTCGGAGTAAAAACTGCGGTTACTACCTCACACGGTACGACCTTTCACCTTAAACGGAATCGTAGATTGGAACGCAGATTGAAACGAGCACAACGAATTGTATCTCGTCGGAAGAAGGATTCACGGAGAAGGCTTAAGGCTCGCAAACGTCTGCGCAACCTTTACCGTAAAATTTCCAACCAGAGAAACGACTTCATAAATAAAACCACCTCCACTCTTGTTAGCGAGAACCAAGTAATAAGAATGGAAGACCTCAATACGAAGGGGATGATGAAGAACCATTGCCTTGCCGCAAGTATCGCGCACGCTAGTTTCTTTGAGATTAAGCGACAACTAACGTACAAGTGCGAATGGTATGGACGTTCCCTTCAACTGGTCTCTCGGTTTTATCCTTCATCCCAACTTTGCTCGCACTGCGGTGCGCGGAATAAGGAGATGAAGAATTTGAATAGACGAACATTTGTTTGTCATACTTGCGGGTTTAGTCTTGACCGAGACTTAAATGCCGCAATCAATATCGATAACTTCTGTACCCACAGGGAGTGGGAAACGAGCAGTAAACCTGCTGACGACCGTGGAGATTCGAGTTCCACAAAAAGGAGATACTCTCTTTCTAGTGTAGCGAATCGTTGAAGCGGTAATTATAGAAACACACAAACATGACCAAAGTAAAGTATATAAACCCCAAAAATTTGTCATAGTACATATTTCACTTGACCCTCGCCCCACTCATGATAGGATGTTGAAGACCCACACGAGTGGGGCAAACTTATTAGACTAATACTCAACAAACATGGCTATTGACTTTAGTACCGCCAATATGTCCGACTTCACTCCGATGTCGGGAAGTAGTATCGCGCGTGAATCACGTGCCGTAGAAAGGCACGCCGCGTGGCAAGAGACGCAAGCGCAGAAACAGCAGGACCGAGAACAGAAAGCACTGGACCGCGAGCAAAGGTTAGCGGAAAAGAGACAGACCCGTGCCGAGAAGGGAGTGACGGCGACCGCAGACTATGTCACCTTCCTCTTTAAGTCTGTCGATGACTTTGAGAAGGCACAGGCACAGAAAGCCAAGGATGCAAACGAAGCGGAATGGGACAAGAAGAGCAGGGCGCATACGGAAGCTGAATGGCAAGCCGCGGATGAGCAGAAAGCCCTCGGTGTCTTGAACCGCGAAAACCGTGGATTCAACTTCGTCGAGATTGATGACGCGAAAGATTACGTAGACCGCGGCGAAGATGCGCTGGTTGATTTGAAGGCCGCCTCCCGTGGCGATAGCGAGGCCAATAAGAAGCTTGCCAACAATACGGGACTTACCGTTGTGTCTTCTTCCGAGCTTACGCCTACGCACTCCGCCTTCTTATCCCGCTTTGGCTTCGGAAGTGGAGAGGACGGGAACCCCGTGGTAACGGAAAAGTTCCTCGCCATTGCCGCGGACAGAAACCGTGACGCAAAGGCGGTGGCCAAATCCATTGCCAACACAATGGAAAAGGCCCGGAAGGATTACCTCAACCAGAATCTAGATGCCGTCTCCGGTAAACCTACGGCACAAGCCATCGAGACCGCCCCTATTGCTTACACCGCAGAAGAAATAGAAAGCGTCATCAATACGATTAGGCGCGAAGACATTGGCAACTACCGAGCCGCGAAGTCTCTCTACGACAAATACCGGCCCGCTTCGACGGAGGGCATACAGAAGAAAACCCCCAGCCAAACGAGCGTGGGGGAGCTTGGCGTTGGCGAATTCTCTGATTCAGCACCTTCATTCACTGGGAATGTTTTTGCTGAACTCGCCAACCTTTCCAAGTCTCCCAGCAAAATGTTCCGACTTGTCCGCGACTACGGGGATTACCTGTCCCGGAGTACGGAAGATATTGAATCCCCGGAAGCCAAGGAATCTAAGAAATCCGATACCCTTTCTCCCGCCGCTAAACGTGCAGGGGAAATGGCAGTGGCGCAGGTTAAAGCCGTGGACAACATTGTCTCGCGGATGGAAGAGAGCTACACCGGATTGGATGCCGTGGGACTAAAGGATGCTCTCCTTAACCCCGAAGCAGTAGCTTCTGCGGCATTGGCCCTTGCCCCCGGCGTGGACATGGGGGCGGTGCGCGAACGAGCAAATACCCTAGCCACCGAGCGTCATGCCGTGGTAGCCTCCGACTACCAGAAAGCAATGGCCGATGTCATGATGGAAGAACTGGCTACAAGGTTTCCGGGGATTCCGAAGAATGTACTACTACAGGCCGGGACGACGAAACTGATTCAGGACTATACCTCCAAAGCCACACCGAGAGGAACCCTCATGGATGCAGTCAAAGGTGCACTGGCTGACTACCGAAGCGTGGCGGGACAAATTGCGGACGTACTTACCTTCCAACCGGGGAATAGTGTGGGCAAGACCTCTGACCCAATGAGTACGATGGAATGGAGGAAGGGGTCAAGACGTGGCTCATGGGAGTATGGCGTAGTGGGTGGCCCTACCTTTGAAGTAGGTCCCGAACAGTTGAAGGAATATATGGCCCAGTACCATATCGAAAGTACTCGCGATGCTCTCAACTCCCTCTCCCACGCCGCACGCATGGGTGACTTGGGCGTTGGCCGTGGCAGTCTCTTTGCGTACAATCCGCACACCAAGGAAGTTGATACGAACGCCACACTCGAACTGAACCCCAATGCCCTTTACGACAATCGGCTGATGGACCAGAGTATTGAGGCTCTTCGCGCAAGCGGTGCGGACGAGAAGCTTATCAACCGCACCATTGAAAAGTTCCAGAACCTCCGCACGAAATCCGCACAGGAACTTGTGAAGGACAACATTGCATTGGATGAGACGCTGGGAACGCTTCGCGACACGTGGCTCGGCTCCGGCATGCGGTTCAACCCTGTCTGGACCGAATCCATGAAGCATCTGGACAAGTACCTTTCCTTCAAGAATTTCTACAACGAACAGAAGGAAGAAGGCAAGAGCGACGAGGACATCCTCTCCGCGTGGCAGGAGAAAGGTCAGGCACACATTAACCCCATTCTCCGCGGGTTCCAGATAGGCACGCACAAGGCCATCGACCTTGGGACGGGGGCCGCCTACGGTGCTCTTCTCTTTGCGCAGAATGCAGTTGGCAGTCGTGCGGCGATGGAACATACCCGCACCCTCTGGGACCAGCTGAACAAAAAACAGGAAGCGGAAGCTGAACTTGTTCGAGGCAATATCCTTGCGGACTATACTGCGGAAATCGCTAACCTCGGCTACCAAATGGTAGCGACCGCGGGAGCTGGTAAAGTCGGTGGCCTCGCTGGCCGTGCACTGGAACGTACCGCGCTATCGCGGTTCGCGAAGGCAACGGCTAACGTCGTAGCGAAGCGGGCCGAAGCTCTTGTCCCTGCCGCCCGCCCGGGATTGGCGGGACGTTTGAGTGGAACTATTCAGCGCAACCTCGACAACCTTGCGGCGTTGAACCTCGAACGGGCAGGAGCCGGAACCGGGGTAAATCTTAGCATCGTCTCGCAGGTTGCACCGAATGCTTACTCCGACATCTTCTATACCATTTATGATAGGGAGATGGAAGGGAAGGAACCGACTGCCGAGAATACGAACAGGGCGCAGAGCATTGCCAACATGCGTGCTCTCTTTGGCGCGGCTCTTGTATCTACTGGTAGTACTCTCATCAACAACCGCGCAGGTATGGATTCCTACATGCGTAAGATTGTTGGGGCTAAAAACCTTCGCGGTCAATCTCCATTCCAAACCCTTGAACGGAAGATTGCCGGATGGAGAAGCAAGCCATTTAAGGAGATGAACACGAAGGAAAAGACGTTTGCCGTTGCTTCCTATCTGTACAGCATGAGCAAGGCCGTAGTGGAAGGAGCCACCGAAGAACTGACAGACGAATTCCAAGAATGGGCGTTTACCGAACTGGTGAAGAACGGAGAAATCTCCGAATCCTCTATTGCCACTACTGACCAAGTGATTAGCACAGGCATGAAGATTGCTTTCCTCGGAGGTATCGGCGGCTACGTTGGTAGCCACTTAGCTGGTGAAGGGAACATACATTTCCAAACCGAAGCCGCTCCCACTCTCGATGTAAAGGATGCTACTTCCATGCTACCGGATATTACGAAAGATGCGAGCAACATCATCGAGGAAACGGGCAAAGCCATTACCAAAAACAATGTGCCGGAAAGCTTGGTAGAAACCGGAAAGAAGGTTATCGAGATTGCCGGGGAGAAGGGGGATGCCGCGGAAGTTGCCCGCGAATGGGTAGACAAATCCATTGCCCATGAAAGTCTGGTTGTCTCCGACGAAACCCGCAAGGCATGGGTGGATGGCGCAGTCCGTATGGGTATCAGCAACTTCACCCAGTTCCGCAACCTAGTTGAACGGGCCTCCGAAATATATACCTACGAGGGCAGTGCCGCGGCAAGCTCCTTCATGGCAGAAGCCATTAACGACCTGCCCAATACCCTGTCATTCCCAAATAAGGAAAACCTCGACACCATGCGAACCATGTTGTCCGAAGCCCTTGATGCTATGGGAGACCGGGTTCAGGTTATCGAAGTAGACGACGACCTGTCCATCATTACTACAGGGGACGAGGACCTTGATGCCGCTCTTCACGTCATCAACGGATTGACGGAACCCACGGCTACCACGGCTACCACGGAACCCAAGGAATCCCCGGTAGCTACTGCACGGAAGGAGAGGGACAATGCTATTGCCCCCATCACTGCTATGGTAGAGACGGGAGTAGTTACCCCCAGTTCCGTGGAAACCGTGGATACCTTGGATGCGGCAATCGCCTCGTTCGATAGTAATACTGGTGCGTGGCTCTCCTATGGTACGCCATTGGAGCGCGGCGCGAAGCTCGTCTCCTTGAACGAGATGACCGGGATTAACGCCCCCATGATTACCAGCAACACAGGAGAAACCATTGTCATCGCTCCGCACGCAAGCATGTACAACACAGGTGAGGGAGGTACCCCCAGCACCAAGTGGGGAGACAAGGTCTCCGCTCTCAATCTCCCGACGGATGGGACTGGCGCAAATGCCTACGGCATCCTCTCGGACCTTCGAGTTAATGCCTCCCCCGCACAGGCCGCGGCCATTGATGGAGTGCTCCGCGCATTGCATGCCGCTGGTTTGGACATCGCCATCCGTGCAACCAATGCCCCGGCGAACATCTCTTCCCCCGCCAGTATCACCTACATGAATGGCACGGACGGGAAGCTTGTCGGTGGTGTCATTGACCTGTACGTGAACCGGGACAATGCGATTGAAAGCGTAACGGGGACGGTACTACACGAAGTCATCCACCTCATTGACCGTCATCTTCGTACCACCAACACGGACTATTCCCAGCGGATGGATAGGATTAGAAGCGCAATTGCAGAGAACTACAACAACATTGTCGATAGTCTCTCCGCTATGTATGACGCTAGCGTGGACATCAATGAGATGAACGCCATCGCCGCGCTCGCTTCCGACCTCAACTACGGTCTCCGCGGCGCGGACGAATTTGCCAGTGTCGCGTTCTCCAATCCTGTCATGAACTTCATGGTAGCGGAAGCTAGTGGAGACAATATCACCATCACGGATTTGGCTCGCTATGCCGAAGCGGCGGGAGGCCGGAAGCCCGTTCACGTGCGCCTCGTCGAATGGCTTAAGGATTTGATTAGGGACGTGCGACAAACTGCGGACGATATGGATGGAACCGCCGCCGCAGAACGCGTGGCTGAATGGGATTCCTATGTGGCCCGCGTCGCGGACATGACCCCCGGCAAGTGGTTCGATATGCCTCGCACTCCGTCATGGAAGGTAGACGATACGGATTATACTATGGGCAACGGGGTAGATTATTTTAACCCGATGGCCTATGAGACTGACATGACCCGGAGATTGTCCTTCGGCCTTGGCGCAGAAATCATTGGCACGAATGCCGGGAACTGGGTGACCAGTATTAAGAACGGATGGCTGGGTGCAACCAAGAACTGGGACAAGGCTGGCATCAATGTTAAGTCCGAGGAACAGAAGCTGGTTGTGCTGGAACAAATGGCCAACGTGAATGCGGCGTATGAACGCAGTATTAAACGCATTGGCAAAATCGGTGATATGCTTCAACGCCGTGCGGATAATCTGGGCTGGGATGCCGCTACGCGAAAGAAATGGAGCAAGTCCATTCTTGACATGTCGGGGAATATGGACAACGATATTGACCCTGAAACTGTTGCACGCATTAACGCAGAGGCTCAAGCAGAAGTTCGTCAGCATGAACAGACCCGCGACTTCCGTATCGCGTTGGCTAAGAAGACCGTCACCGATGCCGTCAATAGGCACGCGGAAGCGGTGCGTCTGGCTAACTCCCTTGCGCTTAATAGTGAAGGGCGATTGGAAATCAACGACATGATGCGCCGGATTAAAGACATGAGCGGCAAGGGATATGGTGCCATGCTGGACAAGCAGGTAGCTCTCCCCATGCTCTCCCAGCAGATTCACAAATCGCTCTCCGACCTTGGCTCTCGTATCTCCGCGACGGGGAATGCCAATCTGGAAACCACCTACTTTGGCCTTGCCCGCGACACGCAAAACTATCTCGCGGATATGATTAACGAGGTGGATAGTCCCTTCTCTATGGATGAACTTCTGGACAGGTGGTCCAACCTTCGCAATGACTTCCTCTATGTGGAGAGTACAAACCATCCCGCCATCGCTCCTATGATTCAGGACATCGCTAAGGCACGGGCCGAAGCTAAACAAATCATCCGGGAAGCCAATGAGGATTTCCATGCCGCAACAAAGAGGGCGGGTGTAACTCGCGCTGGCGTAGCTACCCCTGCCGGTTCCGTGTGGCTGAAACGAGACAACGCTATCCTCAATGCACGCCGTCAAAAACAAGCAGAGTATATGGCTAAGCGGGATGCCGCTGAACAGTGGCTTCTGTCACAAGGGGTTGTAGGTCAACTGGTCCACAATGTCATCGCCGATTCCCGTAAAGAAATTGCCGCAACGCAAATCTCTATTGCCAAGCTCATTGGAGATAGCCGTATGGCTGACAACGCCGCGGAGATGAATTATCTTCATCGCACCTACATGGCCGTAGGACGCCATGCCGGAGACTTCACCCGGACGATGAAAGACATCATCGCAAACCCCAACGGAGAACTGGCGCAGAAATACGACGGTCTGACGAAACTGTTGCAGGAAGCCGCAATCTCTCATGCCGAAGCGCACCAGAGAGAACTATCCGAAAACGTAAGCCAAGTGCTGGACAACATGCAGGCATTGGCCGCGCTCCACGACGAGTTGAAACTTCCGCTGGTATCCGCTCCACCGAGAGCCTCCGCGAATTATAAACTCCTGTTCGAGGGTGTAGCCAAGAACTACAGGAACAGGGAGATTCTGGACTTCATTCAGAACAACTTCGGCGCGGTTCAAATGCTTGCAGATTTGAGGGACGGCCACAACATCAGTGCCATGTATGATAAGGCCATGAGCATGATAGCACAGGCAGACTATCACACGAAGTCAAAGATGACAGAGACGAAGGAAACTCTGGACAGGAATGCCAGAGATAGTTTCCTCGCCGAAGTCTTCTCCGACCTTCCGGGAGAAACGATTGCGGACAAAATCGGCAGTCTTGAATCCCCGGAATCCGTGGCTTCCGAAGTGAACAAGGCCATCCCCACTATCCCGACTTCGGCCATCGACCAGATATGGAACACGCCCGATATGAATGCCGCAGAACGACTGGACAAGACGCTCAATCTTCTCCGGGGTCAGGCGGGCATTCTCATGGGGGCGAACAATATGGGCAACGTCATCTCCGCTACCGACTTGAAAGTGTTGCAGTATCCGGAACTCTCCCGTCTTGCGGTGAACGATGCCATGAAGGCCATTGACGAAGTACTGTCCAAGAAGAGGACGAATGAAGATGCGCTGGCCCAGCGGAAACGCTTGCCCGAATGGCAGAGGAAAGCTATGTATGAACTTAGCGACCTCACCATTGGGGATGCCATTGGGACGTTACAGAATACCCTATCCATGCAGTCGAAGATTGCCGTGAACCAGTTGCTTGCTGACGAGTATGCCTCCGTACTGAAAGCGCAGGGTGTGGTCGTACCTCCGAATTCCACGAACCGTACCCCTGATATGGTGGAAATCTCCTTGAAGAATACGAAGAATGCGTTGAACGGAATGTACGCCGACAAGGATGTAGCCGATGCACTCTATCACATCTACAGGCCGAGCGACGACATCATGAATAGCAGGACGGACGACTATAAGAAGGTGCGCAAGTACTGGCAGAATTCCGGCAAGGGGCAAGGATGGTGGAGTAAGGCGGGTGGCTTGGCTAACCTTTCTGTCTTAATAGCTAGTCCTAATTCCACGTTACGTAACTTATATGGTACAGTAGCCCAAATGACCCATGCGGGTGCACTTCCATTCACGGGGAGTAAAGACATCGCAAACCTTGTCGGGGACTGGGTCCAGTTGCGTAAGCTATGGTGGCTATCACAGGGCAGGGACCTTGCTTCACAGGCTTCCGCGGATAGACTGCTGGCCGCGGAAGACAGGTACAACGAGAAGATTCGCTACTGGCAAGAGCTTGGTCTGCTGGACGCAGGTCAAGGGGAGTTCCTGCGCAACGTCTGGAAGTCTGACGAGTTCGGTAAGATGGCAGGAGAATTTGAAGAAGTGAATGAGGATTCCTTCTTCAAACTGGCCGAAGCTCTGAACGAGAAACAGGAACGGACGAAGGGCGAGGTGGCTAAGGATGCCGCCAAGATGGCGGGCAAAGTCGTAGCATGGCCCATCAAAACGATGTCCTTCGCCTATGGCTTGCCGGACGCGGCGGCCAAGATTGTTCTCTTCACTAACCAGAGAGCGATTGCCGATACCCAATTAAAGGTACAGCTGGCGCGGGCGATGGGCAAGGACAACCCCAATGCACGGGACCAGATACTCATTGACGCGAGCCAGACTACCCAGAGTTGGGATGCTTATGTGGACAGGTATACTGCCCACATGGTGAAGAGCTTGCTCCCCACGGGTTCGCGTACTCCTTCGTGGGTGAAAACCCTGAATATAGTTGCGGCTCCGTTCTTCATGTTCCAGTACCATACCGCCCAGTCTGTAGTCTACAACCTTGGCCACGCCATAGGCGAAGGGGTAGATGGTGTGTGGGCTATCAATAACGGCATGAAGAAGGAGGGGGCTTACCTCTTGGGACGCGCTATCTTTCGCATCGCTGGTTCCGTAGGAACTATTTCTGCAACCTCTGCGGTCTCTTCCTGGGTTGCCCGTCAGATTATCACCAGTGTCTTGGGAGATGACGATGACCGTAAAATCATTGACGACGCGGAAGTCATGAGGAAGCTGGCAGATAGTGGGCTAATTCCTGACTATGATAAGTTCGGGGACTTGATTGGCATCATAGATATGAAGCGACATGAGTTCGAGTATTTGAACCTTGAATACATGAACCCGTTCAAGACCATCAAGGTGTTAGCCAAAACCCTGCCCAGCCTCTTCATGGATATGGATGTGGACAAGTGGGGGATGAACAAGGTTGCCGAACTGAAAAACCTGCTGGAAAATACGGTGCTTGAAGAATCCCTCCTTCTGAATGCCACTTCTGAATTGTTTAATGAGGAAGACTTCAATTACAAGCATAGCCTCTCTGATGATGAAAGCGTCAACGTTCTCCCGGCAGTCGGCAACGCAATCCTGTTGGCCGCAGGGCTGAACCCCTCGTTCGGCAGTGGACATACATGGCAAGTCCTTGAACGATTCGCGACGGTTGCCAATAAAAAGATTCCCTTCTACGGCTGGGCAGTCAAGTCAGGTAAACAAATGTTTAGTGATACGCCCGACATGAGTGCCGCGGCATACGGGTTACAGACCTTTGGTACTGGTCTCCGTCGTCCGAAGGATTTGACCGAAGCCCTTGCCGCCGGGTTAAAGAATGCCAACGCGGCGGTCACTAAGTCGAAGCGAATGAGCGTCCTTCGTCCGGACTTCTACAAGAGAATGGAATCCGGGGTGGATGTGGAATCTATGGAAGCCTTGGAGACCGCGGATGCCGTGAAGAATTTCACCAAGCTAGTCAATAGTGTCCGGTTTGTTACGGAAATTACAAACATGCTTGACCCCGCTCTGCGGAAGGAAGTTCTGGCTTCCGCGATTGAGAGTTCCGGTATGAGTGCCAAGACCTACGGCGCGGCCATGAAAGGCATCATGCCCTACATCATTAGCCCGCAAGCAGGACGTGAGGCTATCGCGAAGCTCAACCGCGAATTGCAGAAGTCTAATACCACAGACGAGGGCAAACGTCTAATCGAAGAGCAGAAGAAACTCATTATCAACCTCATGAGGAAGGGTAGCATTCAGATTGATGGGGCATTGAGTGCGGAGGAAATTCATAATCGGATGAAGCAGTAGTCCTCTGTTTATATCCTTGACCTTCGGGGGCATGGGAGATATAATTCTCCCATGCCCTCTTTTCGTATAGTACCCAATCATATTATGGCCACCCCTCCGGGAGGCTGGAAGTTTATTGTCCCTGAATCCATGAGTGTCAGGCTCAAGGGAACCAAGGTTTCCGCGGGTTCACTGGAACAACTCCGCAAATCTGTTGCCCGTCTCTTCATGAATAACGGAGAACCTTTTCAGGTTGCGCTCTTTGAATCAGAGCTTTGCGCTTCTCTCCCTCCCCAGTACTGCACCACCTGCGGTGATAAGGGAATTGAATGGAAGGAGTATGAACCCATGAGTGCCAAGAAGATATTGGCCTTCTTCGGTACTATGGTTCTCTGGTATCGACGGGGTCACAGGTTTGTAGACGAGGCAGAAGCTCGCCGCCGCTATGCTATCTGCGCCTCCTGTCCGTATGCTACCTCTACGCCTCCCCCGGATTTAGAGAAGCAGGGGTGTGCTACCTGCGGTGCCGAAGGAGCTGGCCGCAAATTCCTCAAGGAAAAAATTTCCGGGCTTGCTGACCTGACTAATGGGGCGGCCCCTCTCTATTGTACCTTATGTGGTTGCGACCTATCAGTAAAGGCTCACTTCGATATTGAATCTGACTGCTGGCTGAAATAGTCCTTGACATTATTTCAAGTTGATTCATACTTCCCTCCGTATGAAGAACCAAACCTTCACCGCAGAAGAAGCTAGCAAGCTCCCCCTTCACCGGGGTTGCTCCGCATATATTATCGTACACAGTGGCGGCATGCCGACTGTCAGGTGTGTCGAAGTAAACAATGTCACCTATGAGGTCTTTACCCAGACCGTGAAAGTGGAATATATAAACCACCATTTCCGTATCATGGATTCCGGTCTCCTTAATTTTGAGGTCTTCCTCACCTACAAGGATGCGGCCCAGCGTGCGTGCCGGGATTACGAGCGGGCTATTGAAGAAGCCGAAAGGGAACTCGCTAAGCGCAAGAAAAAGTTGGAAGAGCTACGCGCTGGTTTCAATACTGATGTTATCCCTGTAAAATAAGTATTGACAAGGGCGCAGGTCTCATGGTATAAAGAACCCGCAACGACATCATTCTGTTTGGACTGTAAGTTGTTTGGGTTCTAAGCGAAAACCCCGGAAGGAAATATCTTCTGGGGTTTTTGTTTTAGTTCTGTTTCGCTTCGAGGGATTCTATTAGCTGGGTAATCTCTCCGATACATCGTTGCAATTCTGATGCGGGGTTTACCTCAACCAACTTATCATGCGCCCAGATATAGAAGAGCCGTACCAGAATGGAATCTTCGGGACTACGTTGGTAGCTATGGCTCATGACTGTACGCCTGAACTGTTCAAGGATAAGGTAAAGGTCAAACGTTTCGAACACCTTGGACCAATGTTTGGCATGGTATTCGAGATACCACCTCGCCTTCTTGAGGTCTTCAATACGGTCCTTCTTGTACTGTGACCGCATCAAATACTTGACGGCATTCCCTAATGCGAAGGGAAGCTTGCCAGTAATTTCTATGGTCTCGATTCCGCTGGGGTGTGAGGTGTAATGCTTCGGGTGGTTGACGGCATCGTTCATGGATTCCTTTCCTTCCGGCAGGTCAGGGAAAGCCTGTGAGTTTACCTTGGTTGAAACGATTGCGTTGATTGCTTCGTGCGCATGCATACTATTTGGTGAGGTGTTTGTAAATTTGTTTGTTGATATATTTGCGAATAGACATCTTAGCTATGACGAAGAGGCGGGGAGAGGGTAGAGTTAAACATCCTTCTTTGACTGTCCACTTCCTTGTAATTCTCCGTGCGAACTTGTACGCCTTCCTGCATATTTCCAGAGCCGCAGAGGAACTTCCAACAAGAGCCACAGGGACTTCACCTTTGATGAAATAGCCATGAAATTTGAACTGGAAGAAAAAGGAGTTGGTCTCCTTAATCCAGCTAGGGGTTTCATCTGGGGTAGTTTCTCCAACTGAACGTGTGGAAAGTTTACTGGACGCAAGGATGCGACCATAGGTTAGTTGTTCCTCGGTCAGTTGTTTATTCGACCGGAGAGAGGCATGGATAAGTTGCTTATGTTCAGGCATGAAGCGAGACCGAAACTTGTCAGCTCTTACCTTCATCAAGAACTTCCTTTGCTTCGCGGGGCTATCTCGATACCAGTAAAATTTGTCTCCGTATTTCTTGCACTTGAACTTTCCTCTTCGACGCTTCCCATGAGGGTGTCTCATGTTGGCCGCCATCTGTTCCCGATACTTCTTGAGACTTATTTTGCCCATAGTTCTGGAACGGAATGAAGTCGGTTAGTATCAACTGGGATGTCCTTGAATGCCCATGCAAGGTCATACTTCAATTCCATCCTTTGCCGGAGGGCCAGAAGGAGCGCACGGATTTGCGGCTGGGCCGCGCCGTCCAATCGCATACGGAAGATGTGCCTCCACTCACGGAGGTTAGCAGTCACGCCAATCACCGTAGCCGTACAGTTCGGAAGCAATCCCCGCGCCTCTTCGGGAGGCAGTCCTCCTTGGACAAGTTCCACGTACTTCTCCGCAAGGTTCTGGCAGGTATCCTTAAACTCTTCAATGGTCTTCGGGTCAACCTTCTCGTCGCTAAAGAACTGCGGACGGACGAAGCAAATGATTCCCTTCCGGTCATAGTTGACATACCTCTGGCTCTCCATGCTGACGCTTATATGTCTGTGTCGTACCAACTGATGTGTCACCGCTCTATCCGTCGAGAGGACTGCCGGGATGTTGATGTGCTCGATGACACTTTCGTGTCCGCGATTTATGATACGAGAGAGAAACGCAATGGGGTCGCCCTTCGGTTCGCTTTTATAGCAGATACGACCCATTATCTCTGCGGCCTCAACCTGTTTATCTATTACTGATTTAGTTAGCGGAAGTGTGACTTCCTGATTTATCCATAGAACGTTCATGAATGATATGTTTGGCTTTGTAGTTTGCGAGTTCAAGAGTGGGGAATGTCCATCCATACTGGCCCCACTCACTGGTGCTGGGGAGGTATTCATCTCCGGCTTTAACCTTGAAGAAATCATTGTCCGCTTTGTGCTGACGGATGATGACAACCTCATAATTGTTTACCTTCCCGCTTCCTTTATGGGTTAGCTCATAGATGGCAACGCCCGCCTCACGGAAAATGAGACGACATACGAAGGGGTTGCGTGTAAATTCGTTAGGAATTTTCTTCATTTGTAATTGAAGGGTTAATCATTTGCATGAATTCTTCTTCTGTAATTGAAGGAATCTTGTGGAGCCTCGCAATCTTTTGCTTGTGTTCCCCCGGTTCCTTACCGACGACTAGGTAGTTGGTCTTCCTTGACACGTTCTCCTTGACCGTGCCTCCCATGTCCTGAACGAGCAGGTTATATACATGGCGAGGCTGGGACAGGGTTCCCGTGATGACGAAGTTTACTCCCCGCAACGCGGTGCTCTTGGGAACATTGCCCTCGGCATTGGGAATATCTCCTGTCATAACCATTGCCGTCATCTCGTTCCACGTTGGCACGGTCTCCATGTAATTCAGAATTGCCTCGGTCATCAGGGGGCCGAACTCCGCATGACGCTTGTTCCTTAAATCTTCGGGGAAGAGAGTGAGGAAAGCGTAGAGATTGGGGTAAGCATAGGAGAGACTTTCCGCACGGGTGCAACCGACATGGGGAATCTCCATTGCAGTAATCCATTGAGCAAGGGTTGCATGGTACTTCCGTTCCTCCACGATTTCAAGGAATCCTCTGTACCCTTGGGTTCCGGGGATTCCGTTGATGAGATTGTCCATCGTGCCGGACATGAGAAGCAGGAACGGGTGGTGGAGGTAAGCAGTTTCTGCGGTCGGAGGCTCTACATCATTTTCCCCGGCGAGCAGTTTGTCTGCAATCATACGGGATAATACAAGTCCCATACCATCAATGTCCAGTGCGTTCTTACCGCATGCGTATTCCAGCTTGGCCGCTACCTTATCCCTGCACAACGGATTGGTACAGAAGATGTTAAGGTCACTAGAGGATAACGTGGAGCCACAACAGGGGCAGGTCAGAGGGACAACGGAAACCGTATTGCCACAGCCGCGGACCCTACGAACGTATGGAATAATCTCCCCGGCTTTAACCACCTCCACAGTATCGCCGATGTGGAAGGATGCCGCGTTAGCCACATTGGAAAGGGTGGCACGGGATACATTGGTTCCACCAATCTTCACCGTATCGAAGACGGCAACGGGAGTAAGAACTCCTGTCCGTCCCACTTGCCAGATGACATCCCGAAGCGTGGTCTCTACACCTTGGGGGTTGAACTTAAAGGCTACGGCATCCTTCGGGTGATGGGCGGTAGCCTCTCCCGCCGCGGCGATGGCGTTCTTCTGGTTCAACTTAAACACAATACCATCAGTGGGATAGGCGATGTCGTCGCGCAGGTATTGAGCCATGTCCCGGATGTATTCATCCGTCAGAGCTTCGCCTTCTGGCCATTCATTGGGGAGGGTTACAAGGTCAAACATTTCCATCAGCCATCCACGCAGTTCCATGCGGGATTCAACACCCTCCGGGAATGGGCTTGCATCAAACGGGATGAAGGTAATGAGCCAGTCAGACCACTTGAGCTTATTGTTGCGGAGTTGACCAACGGCACAGGCGCGGAGGTTGGAGTACCCCATGCTTTCCACTTCTCCCTCCCTACTCTTAGGTACAACCACTTCCCCACGGATAGCTCCCGTGTAATTGCCATAACTTGGCGGGGCCATGTAGAGAACCTTATCAAGGGGGATTACTTCCCCCTCGGTTCCGTTGCCACGGGTAACGGCCCGTACCAGTCGTCCGTTTTCGACATAGAGGACAAGGGTAAGGCCATCATACTTAGGTTCAACCACGACGTCACGTCCGGCAATCCAGCCGCGAAGCTGGTCCATACCAATCCCATCCTTGCCCTCATGAATCTTGGCGAGGGAGAGAACAGGGTTCGGGTGACAGAAGGTCTTGGCTCCCCGTTGTACGTCGTCCCCAAGACTATCGAGTTCCTTGGATTCCGGGGAACGGGAACGCAGTTCCTCTACTAGTGTATCGTAAACCGTGTCGGGAATGAGGGTCTTCCCCTCGTTGTAGTAGGAGCTATTGAAGAAAGCAATCGCTTCTTCCAACTCCTTCACGCTCATGTTTTTAGGATTACCTATCTCCATTGTCGTCTTCCTTTCTGACTGGAATAATACCTTCGCTAATGAGATTGTCAAGTTCTTTCTCTACTATCTCGTGACAATCTAAAGGCGGCATAAGTACAAACTCCAATAAGGTAACATACTCCATCCTTAAGGGAACCTTGTTATACTCACTAGCTTTCTTCACTAAGTTCTTACAGATTGTCCGAATAATTTTCCGTACAAGTTTACGATATTTCGCCTGTTCACTAGTCGTTTCCATTGTCTTAGGCTTCGTGGGGCAGGATAATTTTACGGGCGTTAGCTTCCTTCTCTGCGAGTTCGGATTTGTCCACGAAGGTGAGAGTGGAATGTTCCATCAGGTTCATGGAAATTACATTGCTCGCCACGGAGAAGAGACGGAATGCGGAGATGCCTCCCTTCTCTTCATCGATGCGGTCCGGGTCGTTCTGACTGGCATACGCTACCAAGATGTGAACGGCCATGAAGAGGACGAGGGCCTTAATCATGACATGGGAATCTGTAAAGATATTGCATGCCTTGCCGGGGTTATCAAGCTCCTGCATAAATGCAATGTATTCCTTCACAGTGACGAGGTTCTCGGCAACTTCTGCCATGATGAACTGAACTCCCGCCAGAGGCGGAGGTTCAATATCAAAGATGTTGGCGGCGTAGTCTCCCAGTTCAAGGGCCTTCTCGGCAACCGCCTCCGCGGGCGCGTCGATGGGCAGGTTGAATGCGGGGACTGCATCCCACTCCCGTTGCAGTCTTTCCTTCAACATGACAGACTTCGGTTCGGCGAGAATGTGGGCTACCTCTTCCTGAATATTATCGAGGCTCAATTCGTTTGGTTCTGTGACATTCATGTACGGATAATAGTATCTGGGTTTTATTACTTGTCAAGAAGATTGTTGCGAAAATTGTGACAGCAGAGAAAGGAGTTCGTCCTTTGCGTCCTCTTCGCTATATTGGGGAGAGGTGGCGAGGGGACAGCTTATGCATTCCCAATAAGGGGCGGGTCTCCATTCCCGTTCATAGTTGTCATAGTAACAGACGTCGTTGCTTAGCCTCATGAGGCTTCCGCACAGAGGGCATTCATATTCTGGGTCCATACTTCTTTCTGGGATTTATTATTTGTCAAGCTCTTTCTTTTCGTCTTTATCTATTTCATTCAGAAGATTGCAGAGACGTTCCATTTCGGTTGTTCCCTCACATGGAGGGTCAACGTGTAAGGACTTGTCCTTCTTGAAGTCCCAAATAGCTCCGTCGATAACTTTGAACCGATGATGCAGGTCTATTGGTCTAATGAGAAGAAGGGAGGCAGGGGTTACTGCTTTGATAGTCCCTGTACTTTCCTCCTTAATACCGATAAGAACGGAATCCTTCTCGTCCTCCATTACAGTCCATTTACCTATATGTTCTCTACAAATTACCACGTCTCCCTTCTTAAACTTCCGAAGAGGTGTGGGGTAACATTTGATTGCTTCATTATGACGGACAACTCCCTCGCCCGGAGGGAAAGAATTTAAGACAGTGTATCTGTAGAAGTTCGGGGAAAGCTCGACTACCCTCCCCACGTAATACTCTCCACCCAGTTCTCTGACAATGTAGTCACCGGGGTTGATGGCTTCGTCGATATATCTTTGATAGTCTTTGGGTTCTAACATATTCTTGATAGAAGTGGTTATAACTTTTTAGATTTCGTTTTGTTTTTTGTAGGGCTATGTGAGGTTTCTAAAGGTTAAACTCTTAGATTGCATTGGAAGGAACCTTTGTGGAGTGAGAGGATTTCCTCATTGGACAGGGTCCCCATGTTCAGCCGCATGTCGTCGGGAGCCATCGTCAAAATCGGAGTGCCTTCGATTGATAGGGGGAAGGCCATCTTGGTGGCGAGGACTAGCGAGGGGCGGGCCTTAAACATAGCGTCGTAAAGGGTTTCGCTATATCGAACAGCTTGATGTCCTACGAGATAAATTTCGGTGGCATACATGCAATCCTTGCCTCGCCGCGTCGTTGGCGTGTTTAGCCGGAGGATGCGCACCGTGTGGTCCCCATACGCCTTCGGGTCATAAAGTGTGTGGATGATGAAGTGAGTATCTGTCAGGATTACCTTGCCAATTCCGAAGGCTTCAATCAAGAACTTAGTCCGCACGGATTGGAGAATATTATCCTCCGGGTTCCGGGGGATATAGAGTTCAGATTTAGCCTTGGAGGGAAGGATAATAGTATCCCAAAGTTCCCCGGTGCTTCCCTCATTATTGCGAGACCAAGAATGAAGGAGCATGATTTGTTGAGCGAGTGCGATAGGTTTCATATCTGTTTTGTTTTTGTAGAGCTATGTGGGGTTTCTAATTAGAAGAGGGGGCGAGTGAATCCCATGTCTTCAAGGCAACGGGCGAGGCGATTTGCTTCCAGCTGATGCCGCTTTAGGCGTCGGCGTATGATGTCAATGCCCCACTCTACCAGTAGCTGGAAGACAAACCAGCCCGTGATGATGATGCACCATGTAAGGTACGATATGAGAAGTTCACCAGTGGCAAGGAGATAACCTAAACAAACCAGTGCGCTTACGAGAGCAACAATGTCCACTACCGAATGAAGGTGCTCCACGAGGCTCCACAGGGTATGAAGCCTATCGGCTCGCCCGATGTGGTGGAGACATTGCTTGCGGAGGATGACGACGTTAGATTCTTTTTCGGGTGTCATATTATAGAGCTATGTGAGAGTTCTAAGGGTTCAACGGAGTACGAGCTTCACGGTTTCCAGATTCAAATCATCGTGCCATTTGTTGCTCGTAAACTTCATCATGCAGGGGAGGAAGAAACGTTCCGCCAGCTTGCGAACCTTTATGGAGTTAAGTTTATTCATAGATTCCTTATCGGGTGTGAGGAATCGGAAGCGCATATAGGTGAGGCTACCATCAACCATGAAGTCCACCGCCCCCGCTTCCTGCGCAATACGCAACCCCACTTCCTGCCAGTTCTGATTAACCACGGCGGTAAAGTGCTTTGCCAGTTCTATAGCATCCCCTACAGTCAGAGCCGCCGTTTCCGCAAGTTTCCACACCGTGCCATTCCACTTCAACTTGTGGAGCCGGACAATGCACGCGCCATTGTGTGTGCGTTCCAGTTCGATTGCGTAGGGCCGCATGTACGGCTTAACATACACCGTGCCTTCTCCATCCCACTCGGAAGGCCTGTCTATCCTATGGGATATTACACCAGCCTTAAAAGAAAAGATTGCAGGTTGAAGTTTATTGATTTGATTTGTGAGTTTAAGCCATTCCGTGCGGGAAAGTTCATCACGTTTCCTGCCCTTAATATCAATGTCAAATGCAGTCATAATTTTGTAGTGTTCTTTGGTCGTAACATACAGGACTTTACCCCCGGCGGTCAAGGGTGGCAACGTGCGTTTGATAGGAGAAAAGTCGGGTGCGCTTCCATGACATGGAGCGCAAACGCTCTCCGTATAATCCGGTCCGCAAGGGAGACTTGCCACTTTCTTTTCTGCCTTCAATGTATTCCTTGCCTAATTTTTCAATGTAGGTTCTCATGGTGTTTTATTGTTTGGTTTGTTGATTGGTTGGTTAGAGTTATTTGAGGGTTCTAATAAATAGGGTAGCTGGGGCGGGTTTAAGTCATGCCCTGTAGGAGGGAAGGGTAGAAACGGTCGTGTGGTTATAGTCGAAGCGGGAGTATTGTACACCAGTCAGGTTTTTAAGGCCTTGCTTCAAGCTCTTCACTTGCTCTTCCACTTTAACGGCTTGTGCAAAATAGGCGCACACGTAGTCGGAATTGCAAAGGCGGTAGTTTGAATCCTCAATTTCTTGAAGCTTGGTATCAAGGCGAACCATATCATTAAAGATTCCTTCAATGAATTTCTCCATATCCCTTCCGGTGACAATCCGCTTCTGCCCCTGCGTCAGCTCATTGACGTCAAAGTTAAAGGAAATATTTACGGTATCATACATGCCGGGGAGGATATGATGAAACACCACTTGCGGCCATGAGTAGTGACTTCTGTCTATATAGGCTCGGATTTTACTGTCCGCATCAACACTTTGTACGATTGCGGCGGCCAGACAGTCATCCATCATCCGTCCTACTCGGACGTTATAGACCTTGCCTTCAAACTGGCGAAGGCGTTCGGCCACTAGCATCAGCATGCGGTGAGTAATAAGGGCGGCCAGACCGTAGGCGGCATTATCTCGGACAACCTGTTTCAGGTTGTGCCCCATGTTTTTCACCGGGATGACATAGTCATTCTGATTATTCTTCATGAGGTCGTCACGCACCTTGGCTACGGCGGCATCGATAGCGGCATTTGCCCGTTCAGTAACGGCATTAATGGCGGCGGCACTGTTGAGGTTTGCGGATGTAGTATTCATTGTTTTATTCTTTCTATTAGTTTATTGTTGTTTGGTTTATTGTTGCGGGGTTTGTCCCCCGCTGGATGATTTCAGTTTAGCAGATTTTCTTATCTTGTCAAATACTTTTTTATATGTATGACAAAAGGCGTATCTTATTTATTTTGAGAAGAGAACGACGAGGGGTACAGGAGTATCCAAAAAGTTTCTATCCGTGTAAAGGGTAAAAGAATCAGAGTTTGTGCCATAATATTGCACGGCTCTTTCCCGGAATACTCTAATAGAGTTGCTTCTCACATGCGGTTCGGCTTTCGGTTCGCACGTAGGAACGGGGGTTGTGCAATCGGAAAGACGAGCACGGAACCGTTCTGTATTTTCAATCAAGTCCCTGACTTTGTATGCGTTAAACTCTACCAGTTTAATACTAACGGCATTCTGAATACTGACGTGTTCATGAATCTCATGCTCGTCCGGGTAGTAGTCATAGGTGCGCACAATGCGGCACTTTTCACCTCGGCTATTAACGGCGTTTGATGAAACGTCTTGCGCTTCCGTAGTTCCCCATACTTCAATCTCATTTTCTTTCATAGTATTATTCTTTCTATTGTTTGGTTTATTGTTGCGGGGTTTGTCCCCCGCTGGATGATTTCAGTTTAGCAGATTTTCTTATCTTGTCAAATACTTTTTGTAGGGCGGCGTAGTTATTCACGGTCTGTAATTTAGGATTGGTTCAAATTGTTCCCCCGGAACCCCCGGAACCCGTTTCACCCGATATCCCCCGCATTCCGGGGGCGGGAATTATTCCTTTGTCTTTCTACTTTATCTTTCTATGTGGTTAGAGTTATTTGAAGGGTTCCGGGGATTCCGGGGGAACGATTATGATTTATATTCTTCCGGTTGCAAGAGTTTGCCCGTGCATTGTACGAATCCAGAAGTTAACGATATCACGGGGACGGGGGGATACATTGTGGCCGTTCATATCGGTGAAAGTATGCCCTGTTTCTACCAAGCCAATCAGGTTGCGGATAGTACTACGCAGGGTTTGATTCCCTTTCAGGTACACCTTTACCCGGCTACCGTCTGTAAGCTTGAGTTCAAGGTAGCAGTTAGTCATCCGGCAACCCGGATTTATCCATGACAGGACGGCGCCCATGTAGCGGGGCAGGACATAGTATTTTACACAAGGGCAGGGTGAACCGAAAGCCGGGGTGGCAGAATGAAGGGCAACCCGCTGGCCTTCAACGAGGGGGGCAAGATAGTAGTCTTTTTTCCACTCTTCAATGTTTTCAATGTCATCAGGGGCGAGGCTTTCATCTTCCCCACACGCCAAATAATTGAGGGCATAGGTGGGAATGTCATGGACAAGGGCATAGTCTGATACTTTAAGCACTTCCGGTTTAGTTGTAGTCTTCATATTATGGTTGCTTTCTATTGTTTTATTGTTGTTTGATTTTATAGAGCGGCGTAGTTATTCAGCTTTAACGGGTTTCATATTCATTGAATGATACGCAGATAAGATACATGTTGTGAATTAGAATGCCGGGTATCTTCTACCTGTTGGACGTTTTCAATGCCGAAAGGGAACCATGCTATCTTTTCCGCTAGCGATAATCTTTCAAGGGTTAAATATGGGGATTCATTCACAGATGAAATTATCATAACGTCATAAGCACCTACGCGATAGATAGAAAACGTATCTTTCAGGTACATACTTCCCGGCCGGGAAACCTTGTCCTGTAGTACTTCCGAAGCCGCCCACATGGCGGGGGAAAGGGTATACTCTTTTCGGTGCAAGGAATTAAAGCTTTCAATGGCGAGGTGAACTTTTCCGTTGCCTTCTACTTTTATTTCCTTTCTGATATGTAATTCTGATATGTCTTTCATGGTTTAGTTTTCTTTCTATTGTTTTATTTTATAGAGCGGCGTAATTATTCGATAGGGAGCGGGAATAATTGAGCATGAGAAGCCTTAGCTACTGGCTGGCAGAACCGTTGTTCCAGATACCGGTTAATTTCCGCCGGGTCATAGGTACACCAAGCCCCTAACTCATTCTCTTTCACCGCCTGCCACAAGCGCGCAATGTCAGAATCATCTATTGCGGGCGGGGCGGCAATGGGACGTGTATGCGAGGGTGACTTGGCGAAAAAGATAAGGGACAGAAGGCCTTCGCCGTTTTCGTAGAATGCCCATGCCGGGTTTTCGTTGTCTTTCAGTTCAATTTGAGTGTTCATAATATTATTCTTTCTAATGGTTTGAGGTTATGCGGGGGATTGTCCCGCTGGATGATTTTAGTTTATCGGATTTTCTTATCTTGTCAAATACTTTTTTAGGGCGGTGTAACTTTTCAGGGGGGCTTAATGGCCATACACAATCCTTGCGCCTGCTTCCTCAAGGGCAAGGCATAGTGGGTCTGAAATAAAGGCACGGCTTACTACCATTTCATGAGGGCGATAGTCCGCAATGCTGATTGTCCGCATTTCCCCAGATTCCCGGTCTCTTACAAGCAAGCTTACCTTGCTTCCGGTTGCTTCCGCTAGTGCGTTGATTAGTTCCAGCTCTTCATCATGTCTGGCGGATAGTTGGAATAGATAAGGGCGTGTTTCCCGGATATGTTCGGCTAACATATCGATTGCCCTTGCTTTTTCATCTTTATTCATGATCTTATTCTTTCTGTTGTTTTGTTGTTGATTGGATTTTAGTAAATCTCTTCCAGCTCTTCCCATTCACCCGGGCGGGTGAAGAATGATTTAAGGTTTGCGTACTCATGGCATGCGCCCGTGTACTTGCAATATGAATCCATATTGTATTCCCCCGTATCTACCTCATAAGCGGGCAAGCCCATTTCTTCACAGAAGTCACGATAGGAACCGCAATCGGACTTACATACACAGGCAAGAATATCGTATGCGGTGGGCGTCTTGTGCCTGTCCGCATGGGACTGATAGAAGATGATGAATATTTCCCGCCTTTCTCCCTTCTGAGGGTCTTCCCGGTGTAGGACAATTTCCCATGTGCTATGAGCCTTATCATCCCATAGGGGCGTAAACATGCCCTTATACTTTCCGGTAATGCGGATTCCGCAGTTTTTGAGGAATCTTTTAGCGTGTTCGGTGTAGATGCTCATTGTATTATTTCTTTCTATTGTTTTATTGTTAGTATGTTAGTTTGTTAGGGCGGTGTAACTTTTCAGAAATTAAACCCAGCTTACTAGTTTGAGGACAAGGTTTAATCCGTCATCATAGGTGCACACCATGTGCCTTCCTGCCTCGTAGGTCTCGCATTGTGCGGGCGTCAGATAGTAGCGGTGGACAAAGAAGGCATGACTAGGACGGCCATATTTGTCATAGTCCCATGAGGCAGGGGCTTGTGCGTTGTCCCACTGTAGCCATGCAACGGGAACAAACCCGTAAGAGGTATAGAGGTCTACGAGTTTATCAGTGGACAGGGCGAAAAGCCACTTGCCGCCCTGCTGACGGATAGAGCCGAAAACGTCATCCAGCGGGACTACCGCACCTTTGATTCCTTCCGGGTGCATGTCCCGGAAATGATTTGCGAGGCCGGAGAAAGTGGTTGCGGGAATGTTAATGATTTGATTCTTCATAATTGTTTCCTTTCTTTTAGTGGTTTTAGTTTATCAGATTTTAGAGTGTTGTCAAATAGTTTTTTGAGTTGTATGACACAATCATAAGTGCCTGATTCTTAAATGGTGAAGAGAGCAGTATATTCCCGTGTGCCGTCTCCCGTGCCTCTGAAAATATCATCAGGGGAAAATGGCAGGGCATGAACGGCGGAAATGAGGGCGTCTTCAATCGCGTCAGCCTTTTCCGCTGGCAATCCCGCGCTATAGGTGACAGAAAGCAAGATTTCTGTTGGTTCTGGGTCTTCTGTACCAAGCTCGCCGCAAGTGAGAGCTTCCACCGCTTCCAGATAGTTAATGTCACCAAGCCGTCTATCATGCACGATAGCGAGGCGTTCGCGCTTAATGTTGCGGCGCAACCGGGTGGCAACCTTGCGGACTAGTGCGAGCTTTTCCGCCGCGCTGGTAGCGGCGGTGGGTGCGTCATCCGTCCAGCGCACGCCGGCGATATAGTCCAGCAGGGCGGACGGGTATCCGCATGCGGTGATGTAGCGCATGAGTGCGGCCCGAACATCCGCCTCATTGCCACCGTCTACGGCGGTAGCTATATCCGTCATGCGGGCGTCTGTTGCGTAGTCATAGATTGCTTTAAGGTGCTTGGCGGCGTCATAATCGATTGCGCCTTCTTTCCTGTCAAGTATCACATCGATAATCATTGCTTTAATCTCCTATCTATTTAATTAGTGTTCTCATTTCCGGATTGTTTCCCGGTGGATGAATGCAATTTAACATGATTGCCGGGTGCGTCAAGCGGTTTTCTTTCCGGCGCGTTGTAACTCGCTAACTATCTGCGTGTTATAATTGTGTCATACAACTTTTGTGTGCGGTTGCATCATACTCGCTAGCGCGTGCGGTTGCGTCATACTCGCTAGCGCGTGCGGTTGCGTCATACTCGCTAGCGCGTGCGGTTGCGTCATACAACTTTCCCGGTATCCATGATTCCCAGGTTCCCCCGGTTCCCCCGGTCTCTCTTATATATATATATATATAGTGTAGGAGATTTTCTTGTATTCTTTTGGTATCTTTTGGATTTATAAATGTTCCACGTGGAACAATCGGGTATCCGGATTTCTGATTCCCGGGTAACTGGATTCCGGGTGTTGTGGTGGATAGCGGGTTCAACGGGTATCTGTTTCAACGGGTTCAACGGGTTCAACGGGTTCAAGATAGTTAAGGATTCATAACTATTAAGGATTCTTAAACATTCCCCTTGTAAGTCCTGCCTAACTTATTAGTCTGGGCTAACTTATTAGTCTGGGCTAACTTTTAAGTCCGGTCTAACAATCTTTGAAGATAGATAGTCCGATATTGGACTATCTGACGGTAAAACCGCAAGGACAGGCCGCATGCCGATTGCACCGCTACAGGTACGCAAGATATAGGGGCATGACAATTTGACATACAAGATATAGAGGTTTTACATTTTTGTAAAAGAGATATAATTTTATACCAATATCGCTATAATATCGCAAAAAGAGATATAATTTTATATCAATATCGCTATAATATCGCAAAAAGAGATATAATTTTATATCAATATCGCTATAATATCGCAAAAAAGAGATAGATAGTCCGATATTGGACTATTAACAACTTGAGAGATACCTATACCCCCTAGGGTATGCTTCATAGGTTGCTGATGCTTAACCAGTACCAGACCGGACAATTTGAGGGCAAGACCCTGCCCCCCCTTTTCTGCCGTCTCCAACCTCTTCAATTTCAATCCCTATCGGGTTAGTAGGAAAACCGGAACGCGATTTTGCATTATATGTATTATGCGAAGTATGGAAGCGGAATGCCTAGAGTATCAATGAGTTACGCATATCAGGGTGTCAGTGGGAAACAGGTATTGCACCCCGGATTCCCCGGTCTCCATTGCACACCGTTTCCCTACAAGTCCCACATGCTCAAACGGTTACAACAGATTCCGGGGATTCAATGGGTTGCATGGCGCACCGTTCACGTGACAAGGGCGGAGGCAGTTCCGCACGTGCAATATACCGTTTCCGTTGCAACACGGTGGCAGGTCTTACCGATTCCGGTGCATGTGGGCGGATAGGCAGGCCTTGAAACATACCGATTCCGTTGCATAAGGGGCAAAAAGGTTCCGTGATGCACCGATTCCGTGGGTATAGGGGGAAAATGGATACCAAGAAATACCAAGTACCACCACGGTTCCCCAGGCTCCGGGGTTGCACGTGGCCCATAGTAAATAGTTGGGTCAAATTTTTTCCGTGGGGTACGGGGGAGGGAGTACCCTTCTGGGCATGTCAAGCAAAATCGACATGCGGCCATTCCACGGGCGGGTAGTTATAGCGGACCAGCGGTTGTGGCGCGTTCTAGGGTAGGACCCTCGATTAAATTCGGGCAAATTTACAAGAGTGTGACGGGGTATAGGTAGCGAGAGGGTACATTAGTCATGAAACAGGAGATAGGGCACTACCATCGACCAAATTTGCGCACGGCGGGCATGATGCGACGGAGCGGCTCTCGCGGATTTGGCGGTAAAGAAAAAGCCCGCAGGTAGCTTGACGAGACTACCCATGGGCGTAACTATGGAAAATGCCAGTAGAAAGGAGAGTGTTTAGTCCGCTCCTGTGGCGAGCAAGTTCCTTGCTTGGGATAGCCAGAAGCATTGAGCTTAGCTGGTTCGGTTGCCGTTCGGAGCGAACAGGTGCAACATACCACATCAGGGGAGAAAGTCAAGAGGAAATCGGTGTGATGGGCGCGTTTACGAATTTAATCCAGTGGGGCGGGGTAGAAGGAGGGGATGGGGTCCGGGTGGATAGTTGTAGCGGACCACCCCGTGCGGCGCGTTCTAGGGCAGGACCCTCGATTAAATTCAGGGGATTTGGGGATGGCGCATACACACATGTGGGCGCGTATATACGCGTGCATAACAAAATAACATATTGGCAGAGGATTGTCTTGACTTTTTCGAGGGGGCTGGTATTATACGGCCAGACAGGAGGGCAACGCGCGGAGGGTAGGCAGTAAGGTAAGAAGTAAGACCTACTCGAAGCAACGCCCTCCTGTCACCCATCTCCTAGGTTGATGTTCCCAAGGCGTAGCCCTTCGGAGGTAGGCATGCCCTGCTTCCGAAGGGTTTTTCTTTGGCAAGAGAACCCCACACTCATAAGCGGCTGACGCCCAATGCTGTTCTCTTAATCCATTCATTCTCAATCTTGTAACATCTACTAACAACCTATAACAAGCATGATTCAGAGTAGTTGTTACGCTAACCCCTTCTTTTTTAATAGTTTAACAACTATAACAACCATAACAAGCAAAAATAGTAGTTATATAAGAAAAGAGGGGTATAGGGGAGGCCTTATATACACATATATAGAGTCTGTAGAATTTGCTTGTTTGCTTGTTATAGTTGTTAAGTCATTCAGTTTCAATGGTCCAGCGTAACAACCTCTTTTGTGCTTCAACGGTTAAGTCCTTGGCTCTTAATAGCTTACGTCGAGATTTAGAGAGGTTGTTACGCTAACCCATTCAGTTTCAATACCTCTTCGATTTAGCCCTCTCCCTATCATAAAAAACATGGTCCGCGGAGCGCGTAGCGCGACCGCCATACGGCACGAGGACGAGGTGCGTACACGTTTAACTACGGTTTTTGCTTGTTATGCTTGTTATAGTTGTTAAGTCGTATATACTCAATCACTTACCGTAACAACTACTCTAAATATTGCTTGTTACGTGCTTGTTATAGGCCGTAGATTCTACTTGACAACCCCCGGAACCCGTGGTAGCCTCGGACACCGTTCGACCTCCGGACGGCAATTCAACATAGGCCGCAGGGTGTGGAATACACCGTCCACGCCCCTGTGCCTTACACATAAAAGTATGCAATCCATTACTCTAATCCCCACGCCTTGGGATTTGTTGGAGCGGAGTAACGCTCCCCGCGTCTTTACCGGAAGCGGAAAGAATCCACAGGCAATTACAATCGAATGTCTCATTAACTTCCTCCGCAGTAACGACATCGCGGACGAGCGGTTAAAGACAAGTCTCCAATTATCACTTCTTCTCGATAAACAGGCAGGGCGGCCGCTTCGTGCACCGTTGGCTCCGGCTTACGAGAGGGTCTTTGCCCGATGGAAGGAGAACAGCCCGGATGGCGAGGTGAAGGTCAAGAACGCGCTTCCCGCCCTCATTCCCTCTGTCATCTTCCATTCCCTCCCCACCATGCTGGGCGAGAATAAGAAAGCCGTCGACCCGCGCACCGCACTGCGTCGGGACTTCTCCTTCTGGTCTCACTCCGGTATCATTGGTCTGGACATTGACCTCAAGAAGGGGGAGGAAGATACGAACCCCGCGACCTCCGGTGAACTTAAACGCATTGCCGAGGATAAGCTCTCCCACTTGCCCGGCTACCTGTTCGGGTACGTTAGTCCCAGCGGCGGGTTCAAGTTCTTCGTCCAAGTTGACGAGCGGGCACGCGAAGCTCTCAACATCTCGGAACCCCCGCAAGCGACGGATTCCACGGATTCCACGGATTCCACGGATTCCACGGATTCCACGGATTCCACGGATTCCCATATCCCGGATATGGGCAAGTACGTCGCGGCCATCCGGCAGGCTCGTCATCAGCTAATCTGCAAATATCTGTGGGACCAAGTGTACAACCTCTCCGGTCTGACCTGCGACCCCGCATGTAAGGACATCTCCCGGTTGCAGTTCCTCTACCACGGGGAGTTGGTGGAGCGGGCTAAAGATACGCCGCAGGTATTTACCGTGCCCTCCCTCGATAAGCTGGTCGAACGGGCTACCGCGGCTACCGTGGCTCCCGCGGCAGAGGATGACCTCCTGACCGAGCGGGACCCACTCCCTGTTCTTATCTCCGAGTTCCCCAAGTGGCTTGAGGAAAACGGCTATGAAGAACAGGCCGAGGGCTTCCGGGCAATGCGCTGGGAGGGGAACCACATGTATGGCATGTGCCCCGCATGCGCCCATGTATGTACGGGGCATCGTGCTGACCGGGACCTTCAATTCAACATTGTCCGGGACTTCCCCTCCACCTCATGGTTCCATTGCCTCCATAGCTCCTGCCAAGATAAGGACAGGAAGGTGAAGAGCATGAATGACCTGTTCCGCATGTATGTGCTGGACATCGAGAATAGAGACATCGCTCCCATCACACCCTCCGCTTCGGAATCTGAATCCGAATCCCTGCTGGCTAAGATATATAACCCCGACGAGGCGTTAAAGAAAATCCTAGCCGAGGCCGGACCTCTGCCGGAAGGGAAGCACTATCAGGCGAAGAAACCGGAACGCTGGGCTGACTTCGACTTCCCGACCAGAGACCAGAAGAGAGGCACTGTTCCCGTAATATATGAGAACATTGAATTCCTTCTTGCCTCTATTGGTCTCCGCATTGTGACCGATGTTGCCAATGATACCAAGCTGGTATTGGACCTTGTGGGTAAAAAGCTCTACCCCTACGACCCGGAATTCGTGAACCACATCGCGGGCAAGTGGGCCAAATATCTGGCCGGAGGGATGTCCACTCCCAAAGTACAACACGAACTGGACGCAACCTTCCTTAGTGTCTCCACCAACTACTTCTATCACCCCCTCGCTTCCACACTGCGCGTAAAGCCTTGGGACGGTATTGACCGAGTGGGACAGTACATCCATACCCTCGAACTGGAAGAGGGCATGGCCCCGGAAGGCTATACCGAGAAGGAATGGCTCGAATTCGTGCTTCGTACATGGCTCTACACGGTTATCGACCACGTGGAGAAGTCGATGGAGGATGTCAACAACATGTGCTCCATCTTCTGCCCCATCTTCATTGGGGGCCAAGGATGCGGTAAATCCCATTGGACTACTAAGCTTCTTGCCAACTATCCCGGATGCTTTTCGGGTAGCTTCGACATCCGCAACGAGAAGGATGCTATCGTGCAGAAGAGCAGTACCCATGTCATCCAGCTGGACGAGATTGACCGAATCCTCTCGGACCCGGATAAGGCTAACGAAGTGAAGAACTCCCTTGACCTCCAACCTGCTAAAACCCGTGCGGCATACCAGCGCAACCAGCAGAAGTATAATCCGAAGGCAGTGTTCATTGGTACTACCAACGACCCCAACCCGCTGACGGATACTACGGGGAACCGCCGCTACTCTGTCCTTTATGTCCGCAGTGTGGGAGGAGACCTAGCAAAGGCGAAGAAGGTCCGTGATTCCATAGATATACAGCAACTATGGGCACAAGTGCATCAGAACTACCACTCACTAAGCGAGGACATTAACGAGTTGGTAGACCGAGTAGTGCAGAAGTCCCAAGAGATAAACACCAAGTATGGTATGCGGGAATCCGCGGAAGAATCCTTTGTAACCCAGCTTCGTCCCGTTGATTGGGATGTAGATACGGACAAGGATGGCAACCCCCTGTGGAAGCGCATTCCTCTCACCTATACGGGGCCGCAAGCTCTCCTGCAAATTCTCTACACCATTCGAGATACAGGAGTAGTAACCGACCAGCCCCGTTCCAACAACGTTCCTAAGCGTCAGGCCATCACCGGGTTTAAGACGGCCGTCGTTACCTACTTCCAAGATGAAGCATTGTGGAAAGCAAAACAGATGTCGGGAGGAAGGAGGCGCATGAGGTTCCTTTATGTAGAGGACTGGCTCAAGTACGCAAGCGACAGTACTAAGGCCCGTTGGTATCGGGACTTCCCCGAATGGGAAGAACAGGACAAACAACGCCAAGAAGTAATCGTAGGATAGTAAGCGAGTTATAACTCTCTCAAAAATTTCTTCTAAAAACTTCTTGACAAAAATCTAAGCTATGATACATTGGCCTCGTCACCGGGATTCCGGGGCGGGGCCAATCCCGTTCCGCTAATCCCATAGAATAATAAAAAGCAAACCAGCAACAAACATGACTACGACGACCGACGACAACATGATTACCGAGTTGAAAGCTCTTGAATCCGAGCTTCGCTCACAGGTGGAAAAAGCCGAAGCGGAATTGAAGTCCCTTCGCAATAACCACAACCGCATTGTCAAGCTAATCAATCTCCTTGATGGTCTTGGCAACTTGATGAAGAATACGCACGTTACCGAGGTTGCGGATTCTCCCCGCCCCGGCTATAGCAAGAACGGCAAGAAGCTGGGCCGTCCGTCCAATGAACGTCTCGCCAACTTGAAAGCGCAGAACCAGAACCTCCGCGAACGGTATGAACTTAGCCAGAAGCGTGACCAGCTGAACAAGTGCATCAACAGTCTTGACTGGATTATCGACTTGCAGGAAGAAGAAGAAGGCGAATACTAAATCTAACCTCTTATGCCCAAAAGACTTATGACATTAGAAGATACGACATACTCTTGCAGGTTCAAGGATAACTTCATGGACATGGTACGGATGCTTCCGTATGCCTTCTTCTGTCCTTTATTATTTGTCACGTACCTTAAATCACACCTGCCCCAGTCTTCTTGGATGATGTGCTTCTTGACCGTTGTCGGCATGAGCCTGATTCAGATTCTCTTTGCCGCGGCTATGGTTTCCATTCCGAAGAAGGAGCATATGTTCTACGGACTGGTCATTCTCGGTACTGCCTTCTTTATTGTCCCTTTCCTCTTCTGCCACTGGATGGGTATTAACATATAGACATCATGAAAGACCTAGCCGAGTTATCCCCTTACATGGGCATCTATTACCTCACCATATTCGTGGGCTTTCTGGTCAATGGCATGCCCCTGCTGAACTCCCTCATCTTCTCGCTCATTCTCGTCCTCATCGTTCTCTGGGTGTGGTCCTTCATCTACATCACCCTCACGCATCTATTGAAACGGAGTAACCGGGACATGAACGTCAATATCTTTGGCCTCTCCGCAACATTGGTCACCCTCTTCTTCATTATCATATCACTCTAAACTATGTACAACGAAATTGCCATCGCCGCCCAAACAGTTGATACCCACTTCTCCTATATGGGATTAGAGGAATCAGCCGCTGACCTCCTGCGCCATCTTCTGTGGGAGATTGAAGAATACCGGGAAGCTGACGCGGAGGACCGCGTAAAGGAGGCAACCGACATCGCCATTCTCGCATTGCGCCTAGTAGCCGCTACGGGGCGCGATGAAGGTTTCTCCTTTGAGGATGGGATATTCCTCGCAAACGAAAAATGCCGGGAAGTCGTGAACCGCATGAACCGTTCCGTTGAAATGTACAAGAGGGACAGAACCGCCGGAATTCCTATGAGCACACCCCAAGAATACTACGCGCAAGCGAAGGAACAACTAAATACGCCCAAACACTGATGCACGAAGAAATAGACCACCCCCCTATATCATTTTCACTGCCTCGCATTCCGGGGTATGAAATGGAGATTACAGACGACCAGACCAAACTCACAGGCGATACTCTTGCCGTTGACTTCGAAACATACTACGAGGGCAACTACTCCCTCAAGTTCATGGACCCGCATTCCTATTGTAGGGACCCGCGGTTCGACGCATACATCATGTCCGTTTATGACGGGAAGTACTGCTGGGTAGGACATCCGAAGGATTTTGATTGGGAGAAAACTACGAAGGACAAAACCCTCGTTGCGTTTAACGCCAGCTTCGACTATGCCGTTTACCTCTTTGGATTGCACGCGCCGGGGTCCAAGGGCATCCCGTGCACGCCAAGCTTCCGGCCGCCCTTCAAGGCATGGCTCTGTTCCCGCGCCGCTTCCAACTATCTCGCCATCTATGGCTCTCTTGACAAGATTGTCGCAAAGCTTTGGGGAGTAGAGATTAGCAAGGAGGTCCGAGCCAAGGCCGAAGGCGTTGACTTCCGCAAGATGGAGGTCATCCCCGACGACATGAAGGAATACGTGGCGGGCGATAGTTACTACTGCCTCGCCGTGTGGGATAAGATGAAGGACTTCTGGCTGGAAGATGAACGCGCCTGTTGGCTCAATACCTGCATCATGGGATGGCGCGGAGTTCCTACTTCCCGCCAGTATCTTCTTGACGGATTGGAGAAACTCCATCAGGCACAGGAGGAATACAAGGAAGCTATCCCGCTTGAAAAGAAACTCTCCATTCCCCAACTACGTAGGGCGTGCGAAGAGCTGAACATCCCCGCCCCGGAGACTACCAGTAAGACCAGTGAGAAGTTTACTGACTGGTTGGAAGAGTATGGCCATCTCGTCCCGTGGGTAACGCTTATTGGGAAATACAGGAGCGTGAACCGCATGATTAGCATTACCGAGCGCATGCTTTCCCGCGTCTATACGGACCATGAAGGGATAGAACGTCTCCCCTATACGCTGACCTACTGTGGCGCAAGCACGGGTCGTTGGACAGCCGGGGGCGACAAGCTCAACCTGCAACAGCTTAACCGTGAAGACGTTCTGGGCTTTAACCAGCGCAACGCCATTCAAGCACCCGAAGGGTATAAGCTCGTGGTATGTGACTGGGCTGGGATTGAAGCACGTCTGACCGCTTGGCTCTGCGGGCAGGAGAAAATTCTTGATACCCTCCGTGCTGGTGAGAAGGACATCTATGCCGCTAACGCGAAAGGTTGGGGCCTCATCCCCGCGGATGTCAAGGACTTCAAACAGTACTGCAAGGAAACTCCGGGGCAAGCGGACCTTCGTCAGCATGTGAAGGCGGGGGTACTTGCTTGCGGCTTTAGTGCTGGATGGAAGGCTATTCAACGCTCGAACCCCGGAATGGACAGGGACCAGTGCCAAGCGATTGTGGACATGTACCGCAGTCGTAGCCCAGAAGTGGTGGCATGGTGGAGAGAGTTGGACGCATTAGCGGCTCGCGGCTATCGTACCCCCTCCCATAGCTTCGCGCTCTCCCTTCCCTCTGGCCGGAAGCTCTATTATCGTAACTGTTACAAGAAACTCATTCAACCCAAGGACGGTCGTCGTTCCTATTTCGCAACCTGCGTCGATTTCGGATACAAGTCCTCCATTGTCAATACTAACCTCCTTAGCAATAATAACATCCAGTCAATCGCACGTGACCTCATGGTCCGCACGTTCAATCGCTTGTGCAAGGAATTAGAGGGTGCGCAACCTATCCTTCTCGTACATGACGAAGCCGTAGTGATGGTTCCGGCTGACCGTGCCGAGGAATACGCCCAGCGCATCGAACAGATAATGGAAGATACTCCCCAGTGGGCTTCTTCCCTTCCGCTCCTTGCCGAACCTGAAATCATGGACAAGTACAGAAAATAATGAACGCGCTTACTCCATTCCCGCCTCAAGAGGATTGCATCCATGATATGGTGGATGCAATTACCCGGCACGGCTATGTGATAAATAAATCCTGCACGGGTACGGGGAAAACATTGGTTACTATCGAAACCGCGAAGGCCTTGGGCAAGAAGCTTCTCGTTATCTGCCCAGCCATTGTGGTTACCCAATGGAAGCGAGCGATTGAACAGCAAGGAGCGGATGCGGTGGATGTACTCTCATGGGAGAAGGTGCGCAGGGGGAGTACCCCCTACTACAAACGCCCCACAAAGATTCCCAAGTCCCGGATAGTCTTCGGGGCTTGGACCCTTCCCAACGATTCCTTGCTGGTCCTTGATGAAAGCCACAAAGCCAAGACCTATGGCAGTCAGAGTAACATCATGGCATTAACTGCGGCCCATCAAGGACTTCCGACGATTATGCTCTCTGCCACTCCGTTTATGTCTCCCCTCGATATGAGTGTCCCCGCAACGTATGCCAAGTGGATTCAAGACCCACGGCGCGGGTTCTGGCTCTGGGCACGCATGCACGGATGCACCGATTGCTTCTGGGGAGGTATCGAGTTTAAGCTCAACCCACGTAACCACGCCATGATGGAGAGCCTGAAACAAAAGCTCTTCACTGCGGGCGTTATGACAGAGATTGACAAGGATAGACTTGACACATTCTTCCCGGAGAATAGAATCGAATATCTGTCCGTGGACGTAGACATGAAAGGTATGAGAGAGATTAAACAGTTGCAGAAAGCACTTGACAAGCTGGACAAATCATGGGACCAGTCCATCGAACGGGCTAACGAGAAGGGAATCGAACTTCCTGCTATCGTTGAACTCCTTCGGCTTCGCCAGCAATCTGAATTGGCTAAGCTCCCCACGATGGCAGAGAAGGCAGTCGAACTTCTGGATAGTGGATATAGCGTCGCCATCTTCGTGTCCTTCCTCGACAGTCTCTCCACACTCTCGGAACTCATTAACAATAAATCGGGGAGAACAGTTCCCTACTCCGAGATTAGTGGAGCGGTGACTGGGAAGAACCGACAGGAAGAGGTGGACAAGTTCCAACGGAATGAAGTTCCTCTCGCTCTCGTGCAGATTAGTGCAGGAGGAACGGGTGTGTCTCTCCACGATACGGAGGGTGGCCACCCCCGCGCCGCGCTTATCTCGCCCGATTTTTCACTCTCATCACTCCTGCAAGCTCAAGGACGTATTGCCCGTCTCGGTGCAAAGTCACACACCTTGCAGTACATTGTGACCGCCTCCGGTACGGTGGAGGAACGAATCATACAATCACTCAACACAAAAGAAATTTGCTTTAACGCTCTAACATCAAATGGCTAATAACGAAACCAACACTCACAGCAAGTACAGTCCGAGTAAGATGGCATTGCTCGCTACCTGTCCCGGATATGTACCTCGCCCCATGACTAAAGAGGAAGAAGAGGATGACTTCTCCCCGGCGGCCATTGGGACCCGTGTTCACGCGGCCCTCGAAACCAAGAACCCAGAATCCCTTCTTACCAAGCATGAACACATCCTCTACACTGTGGCATCCAACATGGTGGATAGGCTCATGTCCATCTTCGCAACCGAGGTACAAACGGACAAGGTAGAAGTACTCCCGGAACATAAGTTTGAAGGAATTGTCTTCAATCCCGACGACGATGCGCAGACGGGAACGGCTGACGTTCTTGTCCGGCATGGCGACACCTCCATGATTATTGACTACAAAATGGGGATGGTCCCTGTATCCGACCCTGCCGAGAATACCCAGTTCATCTACTATGGTTTGCTGGAAATGGCAGAACGCCCTGAATGTAAGCGTATTATCCTTGCGGTGGTACAGCCCAGCCAGACGGAAAGCATGAAGATTGCCGCCTTCTACCGTGACGGTAAAGGACCCCGGTTCGCAACGGATATGGCTACCGTATCTATGGACGAACAAACTGCAAGGGGAAGCATGAGCGCAGTCATTGCCCGGCACTGCCGTGACGCGGAGAACCCTTACGCTTACTCTTCCTCACCCCACGTCTGCCCCTACTGCTCCCGGCTTGCGCGGTGCAAGAAGATTACCAGCATGGCTCGTAACTTCTCGCTCAAGGTATTGAAGGACAAGGACCTAGCCGAAGGGATGATTGATAGCGTCGGTACGGCGATGGATAATCCGGAAACCCTTGGCTCCCTTCTTTCCTTTGCAAACATTATCGCGGAGGCCAACAAGGTACACAAGGACTATGCCAAGACCCTCTTTGCCTGTGGCGTCGATGTCCCCGGATGGAAGTATGCGAGGCGAGGAAATACCGTGAAGGTAGACAACGATGCCTTCCGTGCCTACGTCGAGCAGTACATTTCCCCGGAGGAAATTCTGGACAACATCTCCCGCCTCCCTGTGTCGAAGCTTCTTGACATGGTGGTAGATAAAAACAAAGTTGAAGGAGCCACCCGTGCCGAGATGAAGGAGGTCAAGGAATCGTTGCTCGAAGAGCTTCAAGAACTTGGAGTAGTGAAAGAAGTGACGAGCGCGATGGCTTTGCTCAAAATCAAATAGAATCTACTTGACAAAATCCTAAACTATGATACATTCAACCACGTACCCACGGGAGTGGGAAACGAGCAGTAAACCTGCTGACGACCGTGGAGATTCGAGTTCCACAAAAAGGAGATACTCTCTTTCTAGTGTAGCGAATCGTTGAAGCGGTAATTATATAAGTACTAAAGAGTTACCTATATAAATCCCAACCAAGAATACTAGAATAACATGGCTAAGAAAACCGAACACGAAACCTTAGGAATAGACCCGGGAGACGCATTGGAACTGGGAACCCCGGAACCCAATCAACTCGCAACCGCTACGGAATACCACTCCTTCGAGGGTGAGACCGACGCTTCGGATATCCAGATTCCTTACCTCAAACTTTGGCAAGCCTCTTGCGATGAGGCTAAGCTGGAAGAACCGATTGGCAGTTTGGGCGCGTTCCTTCTCAACGGTCTGGTCGTTGCCGAGCGCAATAATCCTCTTGAATGTATCGTATTGAAGGCTCGTAAGTTCTTCCGCGAATACATCCCGTACAACGAACGTCAGCCCGGCGTATATGCTAAGACGTGGAATACGAAGGAAGAGTATGAAGCAGAAGGATTCGACAAGTCGCAGGTCAACCGTGCCCTTGCCATGTGGCTACTGGTTAAGAAGCCGCAGGGTATTAAGGACGCAAGTACCACCGAGGATGACCTTGACGCTCTCTTCACCATTGACTTCATGGGCGACCAGTGGACGCTGGCACGATACACCCCGGAAGGTAACCAGTACACGGGCGTTGGTGCTCCCTTCATCCAGTTCATGATGTTGAAGGGGAACAAGCTCGGCTCCCTGCCCTTCCGTGTGCAGATTGGCGCACAACGCGCCGTCTCCCGCGACGGGAAGAACAGCTACGCCAAAGCGTTCCTCAAGTTCAAGCCGCACCCGGTGGAAGGTCAGGTTGAAGCCATCCAAGAGATGGGTCTCCTTTCCGCGGTCACCAAGTAACCCCCTCCCGGCTCTGACGGGTTTATCCCGTAGCACCGCATTGCGGGTAAAAAAGGAGCACGTTCCATTCGGCCATCATAGTACGCTATGGTGGCCGTCTTATTTTTGTGCTTGACCTTCTGGACTTTGTGGGATATATTCTCCTATGCAACTAGTAGGAGTTGACCCCGGAACCCACGGTGCCCTTGTACTCGCGGACACCCGGAGCAAGAAAATCTGGATAAAGCACATGCCAGAAGACGAAAGGGAACTGGAAATCATCTTAAACAAACTACCGAGAAGCCGCCACCGTATCATGTACATTGAGAAGATGTCCTATGCCATGAGCGGAGGCGGCAAGGTATCTAACCCAAGAAGCAGTGGCGTATTGGGAGAGGCAACCGGGAAGGTCCTCGGTTACGCCGCGGCGGCGGGGTATACTGTCACAAAGGTTTCCCCAATCGTATGGATGCGGGCCGTGGGAGCGTATGATACGGGCCTGACCGCCCGGGACCGCACGAAGTGGAAGAACAACCTGAAACGCATCGCGATGGAGAACTTCCCCGGCGCGAAGGTGACGCTACAGAACGCGGACGCTCTTCTCATTCTACTGTATGCGTACCGGGAACTGAACGACGACCACACACTGACCCTCGACAACTGGGATATAGAAAGGATATAGCATGACACGACACTTTACCCGCTACGGACGACAATGGGAGTACGGAGTATCAGAGCTTGACATCGAACTCTGGTGCTTCAAATACGCATGGCCCGAAGAGAAGGGAGGGCTGGGCAGGTATGGACACGCTAAGAACGCCATCAACCTCCTGTGGAATTACAAGGGCAGTCCTACTCCCATTATCTGGACGCCGTGGATTGAACGGATGATTGAAACCGCGTGCAAATATGATGTGGTCATCATGGGTGGAGGCTCGTCCTCTGGGAAGTCATTATCTATGGCTATCATGGCGACGCTCTTCTATCTGGCCGACCCCGTCGATACCCTTTGCCTAGTCACATCGACTACTATTGAAGGTGCGAAGAAACGTATCTTCAAGGATATTAAACGGTTGTGGCGCAAGGAATTTCCGGGTAAGCTCGTTGATGGTAAGGGACAGATTAAAGGCGTGAACGAGGACGGAGATATTGACGATTCCCGCGGCATCTCCATTATCCCCTGCGCGAACGTCGGCGACCCCAGTAGCCGATTTATCGGTATTAAGGCAAAGAACATGCACGTCTTTTACGACGAGCTTTCCGAATTGCCGATTGAACTCGTCGAGGTGTGGCGTACCAACCTCATCACCAACAGAGCGGACACGCCTCCTACCCTGATGGCCGCCTCTAACCCCAAGAGCCGCACCGATGCCTTTGGTGTTATGGCTATGCCCAAGGACGGGTGGAACAGCGTTGACATCTTTGAGGAATACGAGTGGGAGACCAAGGACGGGATTTACATCCGCTTCGATAACACTCAAAACCCCCGCATCAAATATGGCCGCGAGGATTGGAGCTTCTACACCCCGTTGGACATCGTTCAGCAAACGATTGAACAGTACGGGGAGAATAGTCCGTTTGTGATGCGGTTCCACCGGGCCGCCTTTTCAGATGATACGGAAGAAGGTTCGCTAATGTCGGAGGCTGAAATTTACGGCAGTGGCGCGGATGCCATGCCCGTCTGGGGAGACGGCGAGTTGATTACCATCGCAGGATTGGACCCCGCCTACACCAACGGTGGTGACCAGTCCTGCCTTAAACTCGCCAAAGTCGGACGAACGGTTGAAGGGCTTTGGGCGTGCGCGGTGTTCCGTACCTATCTGTTGAAGTCTACGTCCGACAAGGAACGGATGAAGCAACGAAACTTCGACATCGCCCAGCAAGTTGGAGAGATTCTCCGAGCCAACGGGGTTGAAAGTAAGTACCTTGCCGTGGACGTAACCGGAGGTACTGGTTTCATCGACATCCTCGCCCAGCACGTCGGCACAGACTTCCAGACGGTCAGCTTCGCGGGTATGGCGAGCAAGGTGCCCATTGGCCTGTTGCAGAATCAGGAGGCATGTCAGCAATATAGCAACAAGGTCTCCGAGCTTTGGGGGTGCATGAAACTGGCAATCAATGCTCGCCAACTTTATGGCCTTGACCCGACAACTATCGTCGAGCTTAAATCCCGGCTCTACACCCTGAATGGAACCCGAATTGCCGTGGAACCCAAGGCGGCCATGAAGAAGCGGATTCATAAATCCCCGGACAACGCGGACGCACTAGCACTATTGGTGCACGTGTGCCGGGGAATCATGGGGCCGGAGTTCGGTAAGATTAGGCTTGACATTCAGAACCATAAGGTGGTAGAACATCAAGAGGTAATCAAATATCGCGAAGACGGAACCGCATATATTGAAGCCGCAGACATTGGCAGGTACCTCGGAGGCTTCGTCGGAGGCAATGCCCCCGCTCCTGCCCGCGACACCTTTGCCTCCGACGTAACTGCCGCAATGCAAACCCTTTGGAACTAATGGATTTAAGAGCCGCCGCAAAGATAGCCACCCCCAAACCGATTTCCAACGAGAACACCGTTATACGGAAGGCCATTGAGATGTACAAGGCCGGAACTCCCGTGCCCGTCATCTCGGAAGTTACTGGCCTCCCCCGTGAACGTGTTGATAAGATTGTTGATAGCGTCCAACTCTCGAAGGAGGAACTGGCTATCCGCAATGAACTTCTCAATACGTACACGCAGAACACACAGGCACGCATCCTCCAACGCCAAGAGGCGAGGACGAAGATAGAGCTTGACATCGTTGAATCCATGAGTAGTCAGTACAAAGAACTGATGAACAGTGGATTCTCCCGTGTCGCTTCCTTCATGGCCGACGCAGAGATACAATCAATTAAGGATGTACCTCTCTTCCTCTCTATCATGGAGCGAAGCCACGGTCTGTGGGAGAAGTTTAACGAAGCGATTGCGAAGCGCGACATGGACCTACTGTCACAGGTCATCCAGCAGTTCGAGCTGGAACAAACCGAGATAGTGAAGCAGATGGGATTGCAGGGTGGACCAGTAACTCTGAACAAGGATGGCACTCGTCCTGAACTGGAAGAAGGAAGCGCGGCCCGTACCATCACCTTGAAGCTCAAGAAGAAGGGCGAAAAGCCCGAAGCTGACGAAAAATAACATTGACAACGTCGTCCATTCGCGTATAGTGAGGTCATGTCCAAACCCGAATCAATTCAAGAAGTCTTCCGTCGTTGGACCCCGGTAGCTCTCATGAACTTGCCGGAGGAAGTGAAGACCCCTGACACGTTCCCGGACTATATGGGAACAGATGATAACCCACTACCTATTGGCCATAGTCGGGGACTTCTGACAGTCATTGGGTACTCCCACGATGTCCGATACCCGTATGTCGCGCAGTGTGCCTGCGGAAACGTGGTCACGATGAACCACAAACATTTAACGAGCACGCTACATCATTGCGGATGCCTGACCCAAATCATGCGTTCAGCCTATCTCATTCGCTTACGCGTCGAGGCTATGCGCTCATGGTGGCAACAGGTTCCTATGTGGCTCGACGACCTTGACAAGCTTCGTGAACATGCGAAGAAGTATAAGAAGAGCCTCAAGAGAACAAGAAAGTACAACGCCAAACTCTCACATGTCGAATACGCGGACGACCCGCTGACGTTTGACCGGGAGGTAGAGACTTCGGGCAATCCCGAACATCCGGACGCTTTCCTCTCCCTCGTGGCTCCATCAGAAGAGTACAGCCAGTTCCTGCGCGACATTGCCGAGAAGTTGACCAACGTATATAAACCGTGGCCCGCAATTCCTATGGCCAATACGAGCGCATACGCCAGTTACAAAAACGAACTGCCCGAATTCGACGCGGCTACCTTCATTAACTTCGTCAACTACCTTGCGGACGCACAAGAGGATAAAAACCTGAAAGGGACCACGGAGCATGGCAATTAGCGAGAACGCCACCATCTTCCATGAGGTAGCACGGGATAAGGAGGTGTGGGGAAAAGCATGGAGATACCGTGCCTACTACCTTGCGTGGGTAAATGGAAATACCGCAAGGCTCGCGCCTACACGTGGTGAGGTCATGCACCCCTACCCAGACAGAGCGAATCCAACCCATGTGATGGCGTTCAAAGACGTCGACCCCGTACATGGGGTGCGTCCTAAATACGTTCGGACAAAGATATTCTCGAATAGTTCGGAAGCTCCATGCACCGACCCTTACAGATTAAATCTGGGCAGTCCTCGAAAGTACCCCTTCTTCTCCTATTTAATGTATGAGCCTCTCGTCGAATCCCAGCTCTACTTCCGCTGGTATCTCTTCCAGCAGTTGGTAACTGAATGGGCATTCAATATCCTGCCGCCTCAAGCGGACACATCCTTGGGCATACAGGCTGAACGCCGCGCCCTCAAAGCAAGTAAAACAAACAAATAAATCCCAATGGCCACTATTGCTATTCCTTGTGAACCTCGCGTCCTTATCAACGGCGCGAACATTGCACAGAACCTCCTTGACAGCGTTGCGGCTTCCAGCCGTGACGACCATGATGTTTGGCTCCTTCTCCCTTACCGGGCCAAGGCCGCCGCTGAACCCATGATTAAAATCTTGAAGAATCAGTTCCGGAGCCTTCGCACGATAGAACTGCTTACTCCTGTCACGGATAATTACGCACTCGTTACTCATCTTTTTGCTCGTCTGCAACAGGCTCTGGCTTACGAGAACGCTCCGGACGAACGAGCTATCATTTGGGTTTCCGAACGCGGCAATGAAACGTTTAAGCCCGGCGCGATTGATACGCTGGATGCAACGTTCTATCGTAAGAAAGCTCCGGTTATTGCGGGCAAGTATTTTACGATTCCTGCAACCGAGAACTCTTATGAATCTCATACCGTGGATGGAACTTTCGTCATGTCCAGTCAGCTGGCGAAACTCTATCCCCAGCGAGTTCCCTATGTCACCGTCTCCCAGCATTTCCGTCTCTTCCTCGATAAGGTGCTGACCGAGAAGTGTTTCAACGTGGAGAACTGGGACGACCTCATCACCGTCGGTGAAATCCCCGACGCGGACAACTTTAAGCTCCCCCAAGTTCTCGGCGAGGTGGCGGTAACTACTCCTGCGGAAGTTTCTATCGCCAGCTTCCAAGCTAAGCCCGTTGACATGATGGGATGCTCTGAACAAGTCGGTGGAGCTACGAAGGCTCGTGAAGACTTGAAGGATGCCGAGGACTTGAAACCGAGCGTGAAGGTTGTTACGCTCCCCTACGTGAGTTCGGAAAACGAGGAAACAATGAAGACCGACGCGGTCAAGGATGAAGACAAAATTGTTGTCAAGGACTTGACACCGAGCGCGGAAGTTGTTACACCTTCTCCTGTGAAGTCCAAGACCAAGAAAGCCATGAAGGCTGACGCGGTCAAGGATGAAGACGAACTTGACAAATAGTAACTATGCCGAAACCCGACGCAAATGCTCCCGTAGGTCCGGGGGTTATTGGCGTGGTTGACGAGAACGGAACCCTTCTTAAGCGAAGGGTTCCGACCGCTGACCAAGCCCGCGCCTTGCTCTACTTCTGCCTCACCGCTGACCAGCTATCCATGCAAGCGAGGACAGAGGCACAGGCAGAGCTGGACGGACAACGCCCGTATGACCCAATGGCCCTTTCCGCAGTTGGTCAGAATTATCGAACCAACTACAATTTCCGCACAATGCGGATTGTTCGTGAAAAAGTAGCGGCAAGTCTCCGCGAAGTGTGGGACAACCCTGAACTAGTTTCGGTGCAGACCACCTTTGGTGATAATGCTCGTCGCTCCATCTATTCAGACATCCTTTCCACCGAGGTGACGAAGATGGTCAAGTCCATGCCGGGATTCACTTCCATCATGACAGACCTTCTTCACAACTTCTCCTTCCACGGCTTCGGCCTTGCCTACTTTGAGGACCCTGACACTTGGTACTTCAAGGCGGGTAGTCTGAACGAGTTTGCCTTCGAGCGAAAGGTTAAGCCGGACAGTAGCACCCTTGAGGTTGTGTTTGCTACTCGTACCCTTCGTGCCCATGAACTCTACGATTTCATTCGTGACCCGCAGACCGCAAGGGAAGCTGGCTGGGATGTGGAAGAGGTCATGAAGGTGTTGAAGACCTGTAGCTACAACCAGACGGTACAGCCCCAGCGCATTTCTTGGGAGACCGAGAAGATGCTTAAAAACGGAGACTACACCCTGACCGACGTAATTGGAACCAGTATTCCGATTGCCCACATGTGGGTACGCGAATTCAACGGTACGGTTACTCACTCCATCTTCTTCGTCAATGGAAGCGGCGGCAATGGTCAGGATGTGAAGCGTGACCAGAACCGCGATGTAGATGACACCAAGTTCCTCTACACCAAGGAAGGAGCCTACAACTCTATGGAAGAAGCGTTCGTCCTCTTCCCGCTGGGTAGTAGCACCAATGGAGATATTCATGCCCTTCGCGGATATGGGAATGACCTTCTGCCCCACACTCGTGTCATTGACAAGTTGATGAACCAAGCGACGGACGCGGCGTTCCTCGGCATGGCTCTGAACGTCTCTGCCACCAATGAAACCTCCCGTCTCTCCGCAATGGTGAACCCGATGGGGGCCTATACCATTTTGGACCCGTCAACGCAAGTGGTTCCTAATCCCGTGCCGAATCTGCAACAAGTTGCTGGAACTCCCCTCGCATTCTTGCAGAACCAAATCCGGGAACGCTTGGGCGAGATTGACGTGAATGCTGATGGAGGCATGGGCCGCACCCAGCTGGAAGCTGAAATCCGTATGGGCAATGCGAGCAAGGTCAGCAATAACATCATGGATATGCTCTTGGAGCACATGACCATCCTTCTCCGTGAAATCGTTCGCCGTATCATCCGCAAGGACTACGATGAAGGGATTGGCGGGTTTAAGGAACGTGAACGCATGCTCCAACGACTGGACGAAGCAGGTGTGCCAAGGGATGCCTTCTTCGCTATCGACCTTGACAGCGTTACCGCTCTTCCCCCCATTGGCGCGGGCAGTAAGGTTCGCCGCACGATGGCTCTCCGTCAGTGTCTCAACTACATGCAGTTCATGCCCCGCGCTGGGCAGGAACGTCTCATCCGCATGGCCATTGCCAATGAAACGAATGGACGCACCGCACAGTTGTTCATGCCGTTGAAGGATGACCCCAACCCGTCCGAAACCGTGGCCGCCTCTATCGCATCCATCCAGAACAACCAGCTCATGGCAGGTCAGGAAGTTCCGGTTATGCCGAACGAGGACCACAGGACGCACGCGGAAGTGCATGCCAACTTCATCATGTCCATGCTACCGGACGCACAGCTGGAACCCGAAGAGATGACCCAGCTAGCTCAACCTCTACAGCTTCTGGTCGCCCAGTTGGCAGGACACATGGACTATTTGCAGGCCGCCAAGGAAGTTGTCCCCGAATTTGAACAGTACGAGAAACTGGTCAAGAGGTGCAACGAGGTTATTACCAACGGCATGCGGGCCTTGGAAGCGATGCAACAGAACGAAGAAGCGGCTCCCCAAGAAGGACCTACTCCTGAACAGATGAAAGCCGAAGCCGAAATTGAATTGAAGCGCATGAAGACGGAAGCTGAAATCCAGTTGGCTAAGGAAAAGCAGGATGCCGAGATTACTCGTAACGCCGTAGAAGCCAACGCTAAAGCGGTTCAATCGCTGGGAGGTGCACGATGAAGGCAGTTCCTACCTACACTGTCGAAGGGTTCAAAAGCAACAAGGCGGCGACTGGCCACCTTGCTGAACTCCTGCATGACCCGGTAATGGAAGAAGCTCTCTGCATTGTTCAGTCAAAACTCAATGCGACATTACAGCCCACAATGGAAGCCGCCGCATTGAATGGAGCTTTCGCGGCTGGGGCTAAATCCGTTATCGCCGCTCTCTTCAATCTGGCCGAAGAGAATGAAGAAACCGAATCCCCGGTATCTATGATGAATCATCCCATGACCGAGCGTAACGCTTGGATTAACTCACTTTCACCAAACAAGTAATACATAGATGGACAACGTAAATATTCCCGCAGTAGCGGAGGGCATCATAGGTGGTGCCATTCACAACGACGTACATAGCATTTTTGAACAGACCCTGTTCGCCCCGGATTCCACGGATTCCACTCAACCCTCCAATCCCGCTAACCCCACGGCTCCCATCGAATCCCCGGATGGTACGGTAGTCATGCCCGATTCCGGTCCCCGCATCGCGGATGAGGAAGTGGTCAATACCACGGGAACCGTCCTTGACGAGACACAGAACGACAATGATACCACGGAATCCGGGGATGGCAATGATGCCACGGAATCCGGGGATGATGACGACGAAAACCAGAACAACGAGGAAGAACAGAAGAAGGAGAAAAAACCGGAGGACGGTCCTGCGGAACAGAAGGCGAGCAAGGCCGCGAGCAAAGCATTCGCTGAAATGCGTGTCCAGTTGAGGGGCGCGAAGAAAGAAATCGAGGAACTGAAAGCCCAGCTGAAAGAAGCGGGCAACTCTTCCCCTGACCATGAAGAGCTTGAATCCCTGCGGGAAATCGTGCGCGGCTACGCCTTCACCGCCACCGACGAGTACAAAGCCAATGTAACTGAACCGTACAATAAGGCCAATGCCAAACTCGCGGAGATTGCCCGTGCCGCCGGAGCCTCTCTCGATATGGACAAGCTGAACGAAGTTGCCCTTAACCCCAGCCTCGACGAGTACGACAAGGAAGAAGCCTACGAAGCAATCGGGAAGGAGCTTGGTATTAGCGATTCTGCCGTGTTCAAGTTTGTCCGTATGGCTAAGGTTCGTGACGCGGCTATCGTTGTCCACGGAAATTATCAAGCAGAAGCTGACAAGTATGTAGAAGAGTTGAAGGCCAGTCGCGGCGGCAAGTCAGAGGCCGGGACCTACACCGTCAACCTCGACAACTATACCTTGGAAGCGATGAAGGAACGCGCCAAGGAACTGGGCATGACGACGGAAATCACCGAAGAGAATGTGAAGCACGCCCGCCATCTCGCTCATAAAATAAATAACGGTTCTTTCATGGACGGAGCACTTGCGGAACTCATGGTCAAGGAACTGGCAGACGCAAGGGCTACGATTGAAGCTCTCAACGTGAAGGTGGCCAAACTTCGCAAGGCCCGCCCCTCCGCTAACGGCGGTAGCCCCGAAGCCCCGGAGACCCAGACGCACGCCGGACCCACTTCTGTGGGTGATATTATTGGCAGTGCTTTTGGATTATAGTAATAAAATCCTTGACATACTCCTAATTATATGACAATAATGGGGCATCCAAAGCGGTGCTCCATTATTGCTTTCCCGCGAGCAAACCAAAACAAACCTTTATGCAGGCGTGAAAATTCTTGGTCCTGACCCTGCCATGACCGCGTAAGACCCCAAAACAAATTCTTCCAAAGAGTACTAGGCGTTGCAAATTAAACCAAATTTAATTTACAAATGGCTACTACTCCTAACGAAATTCAGGCCCAAGAATTGAAGCTGGTCACGATGACCAACCTTCTTAACGCCAACATGTACAGCACCTTTGCTCGTACTTCTCCGTGGAACTCCCAGATGATTATGACTGGGGAATGGACCGACGGCGTTGGTGATTCCGGGCGTATCGCAACCTTCGGTGCTACGGACCCCCGTCCCGAATGGATGAACATTAACCTTGATTCCACCTCTGACCAGATTCCGATTACGGTCAATGATACTGGTGCGACGGAACACTCCTACAGCCGCTTCATCACGAGGCTTGCCTCCCAGAAGCTGGACGTACTCCGCATGCGTCAGTCTTGGCAGGCTAAGCAACAGGCCGAAAACGTTGTGAAGCAGTTGGTCCGTGCCGTCGGTAATACTTGGTCCCGCTTCTATCGTCAGAACTACATCAACATTGCCAGCTACAAACTCATCCCCACGAAGGCGGGTGTTGTTGGTCTCGATGTCGTGAGCAACGACATTAACTCCATGCCGGAAGTTAAGCCCGAAGCCGCGCTGAACGATGACCTGATGAACCAAGCTTGGCAGTTGCTCATCAATGAAGGTGCTGGCGAATCTGCCGCTCTGATGGACCAAGGTTCCCCTGTCTTCTTGGCTTACACCTCGAAGGACACCGTGGACTTCATCCTGCGCCACAACGAAGTTATCCGCAAGGACTGGAACTTTGCAGAAGCCGCCGAAGGCAAGGATGCTACCCTCCTTCGTCAGCTGGGCGTGAAGTGGACGTACAAGGGCTTCACGTATATCGTGGACAATATGAACCCCCGCTACACCTTCGACGACAGCAAGCCGACTGGTCAGAAGTGGGTGGAAGTTCCCCAGTATATCAAGGTGGAAACGACTGTTGGTAACCGCTATGTGCCGAACCCCGCGTACATGAACGCCCCCTACGAAGATACGATTATCTTTGTGAAGGACGTGTACAAGTCTCTCGTTCCTCGTCCGGTGTCTGCCTACGGTCAGGCCAAGTGGGACCCCGTGACTTACGCTGGTGAGCTGACTTGGGTGAACAACAAGGACAACGGCGGTAACTACATGGGTCAGCAGGGTCTGTTCATCGCGACGCTTTCTGCCGCTCCGATGCCTGTCTTCCCGCGTCACGGCGTAGTCATCCGTCACATCCGCACGACTGCTGGCCGCGAACTCGTCGGTGCTGACGGTAAGCCCGTTGGCTCTCTGGTAAGTACCCCTGCGGTAGTATCTGGCCTCTAAGCCTAAACCTATAACCCTTAAACCGAGGCGGGCGGGATGAACCCGCTCGCCTCAATTTTTATCTGCATGAAGATTACGTATGACCCTGAAAAATTTGGAGACCTTAAACCGGGGGATGATGTTCAGCTCATGGGAGTTGGCGTTGTTTCAGATGACGGCAAGTCTATTGAGATTGTTTCTATCGAGGACCAAGAAATAGGTGACGATGATAGCGACGACGAGAACGAGACCGAAGAAGAAACTGAATCTCCCAAACAGGAAACCGAAACCGAAGAAGCCGAAGAACTGGCAGAAGGAGCCGACATTGGTTCTATTATCGCCTCTGGCTTTGGAGCATAACTTTTTTAACTAGTATGGAAATCGACGTTCCCACTACAGAACCAGTTGTCCTCGAATCAGGAGTTGAGAATACGCTCATTCCCAGCGAGGAAGGAGACTTTCTTATTACTATCACCAGTGATAGGGGAGTTCCTGTCGTCAAACTGACGGAGGACGAGAAGACCCTTGCCGAAGGTTCTTCTCTCGTCAATCGGGAGTTCAAAGCGCATCTCAAAGCCGCAGGGACTTTAACTGTTACGGAATCCCTTACCGGGACCGTATTAACCCTAGAAGTCCGTGCCGCAACACCTCTGGCGGTGCAAGCAATTCCCGTAGCTATGGGAGTTAAGCACTTGGTGTCTATTCCCACTAATCAACCCGAAGTTCTTTACTTCGGTCTTGATGTTGAAAATAGTGTTCAAAGTGTATTAGTGAATGATGGAGACATCATCATCCCTGCGGCCGATACGGTGCACGTCCCTGTGAATAGGGCAATAACTCTAACCCCTGTTATTCATCAAGCTAAAACAGTAGCAACTCTTAACGAATAATATTAATTATGGCAGTAGTAAATCTTCCTATTCCCGCAGAGAATGCAACTATCGCTCGCGGGCAAATCTATCAGCTTACCGGACTGACCGAGGCTACTCGGTATAAGTTTATTGTCACGTCTACCAAGTGCCCGCATGTGGTCATCGCGAAAGATGAGGCGTTGGAGCAGTTGGAAGCCGAAGGGTATCTTTCTGGTCGTGCTTTCTACTTCGCGACGGAAGGTGGTCAGACTAACGCTTACCTCCGCATCGATGCCCTTGAGGGCGCGGAGATTACCTTGACTATGAAGGCTGACCAAATTCCGGCTCCCGAAGAAGCAACTCTTCCCGCAGACTTATCACCTGACAAGTGGTATAGTATCGGTGATTTAGTCGCAGATACGAGGTATGAATTGAAAGTAAGTGCGGAAGTCCCTGTAACCGTATTTGTCAAGACAGGAGATACCATTGCAGACGCAATAGAAGAACCTCCGTTTGTAACTGCCGCAGGGACCGCTCGTTTCACTTCCACCGGTACAAAAGCGTGGGTGTACGTAGATGGAGCAGTAAAGGCTAACGTGGACATCGTAGCCGCGCAAGGGATTGAGGGTTTTACCGCTCCCCAGCTTACGACCATTTCGGACACCGTTTCCGATGTAGCTCTTGAAGGTCCTACCCCTGCCGGATATTACCGCGTGGACTTCGTGACAGAGGCCACCGCGCTTGAATTCCAATACGATGGCAACATCACTATCCAGAACCAGAACGTAGTCCTTACCAACGTAGTTGGGGAAGCAGGGGCGCAAGGTCTTCTTCCTCTCACGGCCGCACAGGGTATTGTGACTGGTAAGAACCTTCGAGGAACTCTTATCTTTTCACAGGGAACCGCTCTTGGTGCGGGACAGCGAGCCGCCGTTGCCTCGTTCCAGATTCCTACGGGCGGTGATGCCGGGACCTTTAAAGGAACTGCGGTGATTACCTTCGTTGGAAATATCGCATAACCAACAATTAAACCTTGACGGGGCTGAACTCATGAGCTAAACTTCTATGGATTCAGCCCCAAATTTTTACTATCATGGCACGTAAACGTTCTTCTAAAATCAATATTGAAAACTACGTCAACGGTTCTCCAATTACGCCGGGCGTAACCTATAAGCTGGGCGATGCCTCCGCGAATACCGCGTGGCTTCTTGCTTCCAGTTCTCCTTGTCTCTTCAAACTTTCCGCCACCGCTCCTACCGACGAACTGTGGTCCAACATTACGCCAGAACAGTTCATCATCAACGGTTCAGTCGCGGGACAGGTGATTGAGATTGAATCCCCTGACGGTAAGTACTTCGTCGTCCCCACTAACGCGCAGGATAAGAATGCTTCGGTGGAGAGCGCACACGCGACGATTGCACTTCGCCCGCTGGGGTTCGACTACGACCAAGAGTATGAAGCCCTCCTGCTGGACGGTGATGGCCCTGTCTCCGAGGGTTTCTATAAAATCTCCAATCTCGAAAGCGGTAAGCTTTATTCCATCAATGTACATCCTGATTTGGGCGGCTTGAGGGAAACGAAGCCTAATCCGGAATTCAGCTATGCGCTCTTTAGCGTAGGGGCCGACAACAATCCTAAGGCATTCCTCGCGGGCGGCAAGACTACTGACCAGCTGGTCTTTGTGGCAACTGAAACTTCTGCAATTCTTTCTCTCGGCAGTACGATTGAAGAAGCGGGCTACTTTGTCTCCATCAGAAATTTTAGTTTAGGCTCCCCCGATGTTGACGTCGGCGACGTCAACATCGAGGGAGCCCTGACCGCTGAATCGGCTACTATCAACGGGCCTCTGGTCGTCAACAACCCGGACGGAAGCGGAAGCGCCGGGACCCTGAACCAGATTTACGGAATCACCCGGTTTTATCAGTCCGTTGATCTCCAATGGGGCGGCTGGCTGCGAGGGACATTCATGGTAGAATCCGGCATCCTGAATATTTCCCAGGGCGCCAGCTTCAACTGCGCGGGGGCGTCCACGTTTTCACGCACCGTCAACGCCAACGGAGGGGTGAACATTCCGCTTGCCGTGGGGGCAGTAACGGACACGACGGCGGTTAATCGCTTTTATACGTTAGGATTGGCCGGTGCTGTATCAGCGTTGGTTCAGCCTATATACCTTAATTCCAGTTCGATCACAGTCGCGGGTTCCATTTCTAAATCTTCCAACGGTACTCTTGCCGGGTTGACGCAGCGTTTTTCGGTGGG